TCTTTAAGTATTTGAAGTATGGATCTAGCCAGACTAACGGCCTTTTTTTTGCTTAAAATAACATCCCAGCAAAGGTTTTTGGAATCGTCAACTTCTTGTGAGTTACAAGAATAGTGAGTGATGGAGATACCCTCCTCATCATTATACTTAGTTACTCTTAGGAGATGGGCTTGACAGTCGCAATCGGTGACTATGTCGTGAGTAATATAGTCTTTATCATCTGCTATAAAGTCGTTCATGTATGCTTCTCTTGCTCCCTGCCTTGCTTATCTATGTAATATTCTTTGTCGGGAGGGTCGTCTCCTTCAAAATCTTTCCAATCAAACTCTCTTCCAAGTGCCTCCAAATTATTCATTCCAGCCCAAAATAAACCGCGCCCATCTTTATCATTAGAAAGGGTAAGCATACCTCTTCTGCCCATTTTGAATAATAATTCTTTATATGTCATATTATCTTAAATCTACTAGCTTAAATTTTAAAGGAGTCATTTCCATGCTAATTGGATCACAGGTATAGTCAAATTTAATTCGTTTGTTTGATTTCTCTATGATTTTATTTATTATGGTAATAATCCCTAATTGTGGATAGTCGCCACTTCGACTGCCAAATCTCACATCATAATCTTTCAAGACTGATTCTTTAGTGGGAACAGTCAAGGATAACAATGCTATCATTGCAGACTCATCTTTTTGAAGAAGGTCATTCAAAATTGCCTCTATATCTTTTTCGTTTACCATTTATGTATTATATTACCTATAATGAAAAAACACGTAATTAAATTCACAAGGATGATAAAAGTTCTCAAGAAAAGACTTACTTGCGCCTGCTTTAAAGATAATATAGGTATATCTGGCTCATCCTCATCCGTCTTTCCAATACGGTGATCTACTGTCCTACACCATATTAACCATAGGTTTTTGATAAACCTCATACTAAGTATTCGGCCGCCAAGACACAGTTAACTATAATAATAAAAAATATTATAGCCCACCATCCGATTATTTCTTTTTTAGTCATTTTAAAGCTCTGATTCATTCCCAATCATCATCCCAATACCAACCCCAAGAGTCATATAGTTTAGGCTCTCCAAAAGAATCGGGCAGCTCTCTTAAATTCCATTCTCGAGTATATCGACCTATACCGCCCCCCATCCAGCCTTTCCATGGGTGGTCGTTTGGATTTGGATAAACAGCTCTTTCTTGTAGCCATTTTATATCTCTATTATTTGGGCTTAATACGGTATCCAAGCTAGTGTTTGGATTCTTAACGTGCTCTGGTATATTTTTAGTAAGTTCTTCTAGCCATCTTCTAAATTCGACATGCCCATCAGTAAATGATATAACTGAGCCGTTAACATGATAAATACCGGGCCAATCCATAGAAAAAATAGATTCTTTGCCTTTTAGCGTTGGCACTACTCTAAAGTTTCCAGCGTTTATCGACTCTGCTGGCATCTCAATAAACGTAAACATCTTGCTTGGATCATTTACATCTGAATATTTATGATGTACTTGGTATTGATTATCATGTAAAAAAGGCCAGCCTGACCAACCGCCCATAAAAACATTCATACTATAAGAACGAGCACGGGCTACAGTTGTAGTCTTATTGGTTTCAAAAGGATACGGAGGAACCATTCCCCATCTTTTGCCATCCCAGCTAACCATAGATTTATCTTGGGGGCATCTGTATATTCCTTTACCAGCATACTTAAATAAAGGAGACCATATTAAAGGCCTTTCTGTCTGCGCCCATTTACTCCACCTACTGCCGCCAGACATACTGTCAGCTACCCAAGCTCTAGGGGCGGTAGGCTCATTGTGCCAAGCAGATGCGTAGGCTATTTTATCGTCTGAATCAAGCGCAAGCTGACTCATTGAATAATTCAATTGCTTTTGATTAGAAATACATAACGCTTTAGACGCACTCTGCTTGCTTTTGGACAGGGCTGGCAGAAGTAGAGCAGCTAGAATGGCTATGATTGCAATAACAACCAGTAGCTCAATTAAGCTGAAACCTCTACGATTCATTAATAATTCGAGTTAATAATTTCCTTAGTATGCCGCCAATTTTTTACTTGCCAAAAGGTATCAGCTTTTTGTGCTATTGAATAGTCGTTGCCACCTTCGTAGCATTTGTCACCAAAAAATATAATCTCATCTGGTATATCTTCAAACAAAATATGTTTCATCACTTGACCTTTATCGCTTCCTAAAGGCTGAATGTCAAGCGAAATCTGACCTCCAATTAAAGCTTCTACATTATATTTCTTTTTAAAATTTTTATTAAATTTGTTAGCTAAATTTTCTCTTTCTTTATTTGTTTCATCCCATGTAGAATAATAAAGTCGCAAATGTTCTGATGCGCCGCGCCCTACTATACTAAAGTTTAAGGCCCCAGAACGGTATTCAAAATGAGGAGGTTTTCGATATTGAAAGGGCGAGTTGCTTACTTGCGCGGACAGCCAATCTTCGATTTCGTCGGGTAGTTCAAGATCATTCTGATAAACACACTTATTGTTTTTCCAATATTCATTACCCATGCAGCTAAAAATACCAAGGCATTTTTTTAAAATTTTATTTGGCACCTGCTCTTTTATTTTTGGCAAATCACTTCCCGAAACCAAATATACATTTTTGTCTTCAGTCCACGACTCAAAGAAATCTGCAAATGTGGCCTCCATTGGCTGACGAGGCTCAGTAAGAGTACCGTCGATGTCAAATAAAAAACACTTAATCTTCTGCCCAACGCACTCACTATTGAGTGGCCAAGCTAAATTAGGTTTTTTTGTATTTGCTGGCATCTTTAAATTTATCGTACTCCTCTAATATTTTACACCCTTCCTCCCTAGAAATCCCAAAACTTCGCCAATATTCTTCATGCCAATCATTCTCAATCTCCCCAAAACAGTTTAACATCTTCATAAGTAACAATTTCCAATCTGGATTATTTAAACTCATAGTTTATACTAATGTTTGGCCGTGCTTCCAATGCGCTCGATCATAAAGCCTGTTTGTAACAGGAATTTTATCATAAAAATAGTAAGCTAAAGTGCGGCGCGTTTCATGTTCTGGACAATTAAGAGGATGGGGATGTCCATGTGGCGCATCTTCAATATTAAAAATAACAGCTCTATTAAAAATAGCCTCAACGCTATGATAAGGTTTAGTAAGCTCTTTGTCCCAAAGTTCTAAGTCTCCACCCCAATCTTTATCCCAGCGTTTATTTAAAAAAATTATGATATTTACTTTGCGGTAAAATTCAGGATTAGCCGAGTTTCCTGTAAAATTAAAATCATGATGAACGCCCAAGAAACCTCCCCGTCTAGTAAAATGCAAACCTCCCCCTGTATAAGAATCATCCCCAACTAAAGAAGGCATATTAGTAATCGTTCTTAAGAAGGAAAGAAAATTGGGGCTATTAACATATTTACTTATCACCCTTGTAACAGGAGGCAAATCAGCAGCATCACTAATACCAAATTTTCCAATTTGGTCATCGTGGTTAGATTCACGGTTATAAGCGCGATACTGATTAGAAAAGATTTCAGCTTCATCTGCCGCACTATCCATCACAACTGGATCTAAAAAATTATCTAATACAATATGCGGAAAAGGAATTTTATTGTAATAATCACGACAAATTCTGTGAGCGTTTTGTTGTAAATTTATATTTAGCATGATCCTACTCTCAAATTAAATAATTGTAAAGATAGTCTGGGCCGATGGCTAGTCACAGGAGTTACCATATGATCGGCTTTCTCAGTATGAACTAACCGATTATGAATAGGTTCAATACCTGTCCAAGGGTCAGAATCATTAATGCGGTAAAGGAAAAGCCCCCCTTCACGGACACTATAGTCAGGATTTAAATGAATAGTCAAAGCTTGATCGACATGCCCATCATTATGAATTGGAATATAAGACAAATGAGTCCACCTATAAAACATACCAATAAAATAATAATTCTTCAAAAAAGGAAGCGCGTCATGCACAAAAGGCATAATGCGTCCCATCTCATGATTGTTCAACTCATTAACAAGTACCACAGTGGAGTGATCTACTATGTCTGGACTCCATGCTTGGTGATTAGTTCTATCAGAGCTAGGTTTATTGTGATATTTGAAAATAAGTTCATCACATAAATCATGGGGTAAGATATCATCAACAATATTAACTTGTTTTGCCATTAGCTTTTGAACGAGGAATAGTTATTAATTTTAAAGGTTTTTCACCAACAAAGCCTTCATCATCTAGGTACGCCAATAAGATACGCGCAGCAGAAACATAGGTTGACTCTGAATTAACAGTAAAATGTATTTCCATTCCGTCACTTAAATCGTAAAGAATTGCAAATATACCATCAATCTGAATGTGTTTTGCTCGACGCATTAAAGTTATTAGTTTCGTAAGTTTGAATAACAATTCTTAATTTTTGTATATATTCTGCCATATCTACCATGTTCTTGGAAAGTTTAAGATAATTTTCATTGTCCAACGCAAACCAAGCGTTGGAATTAGCATTAAAAAAACGCCAATCAACCTCTCGTAATTCCATTTGGGCTGGCAATGGGGGCCGAATAAATTTTACAGAATCGTCCTTGTACAAAACACGAGGTGACGAACACCCCACAAGGATAATTATTAATAAAAATATTTTAAAATGTTTATTCATTATTTTCAAGGTTCGATGTTCCAAAGTCTATTTTATTAGTATTGACTAGAGAGGGATCGCTCAACTTTTCAAATGTTTTCATTACTTTATTGCTCGCTCGATTTACAAGGCGTTCCATTAATGAAGCTTTACGCTCGGCAATTTTCTCTAAATCATGTGTTCTTAAAACTTTATCTAGCTCCTCTTTTCTTTTATTTGCCGCAGCACTGATAGTATTATTCAAAGCGGTAAGTTTGTCAATATCTTTTTGAGCGTTGGTGAAAGATTTTTCTAAATCAGATATTTGCGTATTATAATTTTCAATTTGAACTTTGTTTAATTCATTTTCTTTCTTTAGTTTTTGATTCTGCTTGTAAAAAATATAACCTGTCATTCCTGTTATCAACAAGGCTGCCGCAAATCCTCCTAATATATATTTGTTAAACATTTTTGTAAAGATCGTAATAATCACCTATGGCGAATTTACGATTTATAGTAACAGATTCAAGGCATTTAGATTCATCATATCTACTGTACGGCATAACTCTGAAGTCAAAACTTACGCGTGTTTTGCCGGTATCATTATCTTTATTGCCGTGAAAACATTTGTTACCGTTAAAAATACAAAATTCACCAACTTCCATCTCTACTGGATGAAAGTCCTTAATCCCCGGCACGGACTCTAGCCACATAGCATTATTACCAAACATTCGAGTTATGGCAATCTGAATATTTATTTCCCAATCTGGATGACGATGGTCATCGTCTGAGTCATAGTGCCAACGATGAACAGCTTGATCATTTGGCAAATGCACCCGAAAACTAGGAAATTTTTGGTAAACAAAATCCTCTTTAAAAATCGGAGCTACCACATCTTTTATAAAATTTAAATAAACTTCTTTAATTTTAACTCCTTTTTCCGAACGCAATGACTCATAAAAAGTTTGATGAAAGTCAGTTCGAGTCTCATTTTCAAAATTGAGTTGGGAATTAGGCATAAGCTCATGCCGAAACAAATGAAGCTCATCAAGTTGAGATGCTGAAACGGAAAAGATCTCCGCTACTTCCTTGGGAAAGTTATAGTTTTCTGTATTATATTTTTTAATAACGCTCATTATATTTTTTGTGATAACATGTGACCTTCGATACATTTAAAGTCTAAATCATCCATGTTATATTTATTTTTTAAATCTACAAAATGATAGTTTGTAAAACCGGCCTCTCTCATAAATTCTTCAGATTTAAATTTAGCACAATTTAAATTATTTCTGCCTAGAAAATAACCGCCTTTAATTATATTACGAGCAGCCCACTTTTGCCCTCTAATTTTAAGTTGAGGGGTTGTGGGAAAGCTACCTAAATCATTATGGCAAAAAGCAATAGGAATATCATCTAAAGGACTTAAAAGATTACAATCTTTAATCGTAACACGGGAATGATTCGTGGGATTACTGATATCAAACCCAACGCACCTTTCTTTCCCAAAAAACTCGCATAACAAATTAAAAGAAACACAACGATTAGTTCCTAATAATACAATGTAGCCATCATTAGGAATATCAGAGATATTTAAAATTATATTTTTATAAATTTTATAAGCATAATAATTTTCTCCATAATTATCTACGTCGGCATGTTCGCTTGGGTTATCATACCAATATTCTTCATTGTAATATTTTTTTTCGTCTTCCATTATCTTTCTTCTATATCATTTAAATTTACAAAACGCCAGTCATTGCTATCATACTCTTTTATATATTTGTATCGCGGCTCATCATCTACAAATAGAGCTATGTCAGGCCGCGCTGCACTCCACTCATTAACTAATTTGGCATTACCAGCTTGAGGTACGGGCATAAAAATTTCTGTAGCAGCAGATAAAAAAGCTCCCCACCATGAAAAGGTACTTTGAGAACAGATTATTTTTTTAAAGGAAGTTAAAGCTCTAAAATCATTTAACTGAGTAGGATTCCAAGAATGGTAATGCTGCATTGGCATGGGAAAAGACACATCTTTACCTAAAATAATAGGATTATACTCATCAAACCATTTCATATAAGGGCTATCTAATGTTTCTGGATCAGAACAAATGTATAAATTATTAAAAGAAGTGCTTTCTAAGGCTTGCCGAAAATATTCAAAATCTACCAAAAAAGGACGGTCAGGGTGAAAGGTAGTAATATTGTCTCCAAGCCTCATGTGAATGATAATATCTTCGTCAGTTTGCCCTAAATCATAAGGCTCAATCGACATCCATTCTTTTACTTGTTTTTTATAAGGACGATAATATTCATACCGCTGAAAGTAACCTCCTTCTAAAATAATCCTACGATCTCCTTCTTTTTTGTTTAGGATACTCTCTATATCCACTAAATGCATGTTTAGCGTTACTGAAGGTTCATTAATAGTAAGCCCCTCTACTTTGTCTTTAGTGCGGGAAAATCCTTCTATGGGTAAACAGTCAAGCTTATATCCCAGCTCAGTAGCCAAAATTCTTCCAAAACAATATTGGAACATATTGTTTCCCATTCTGCCTGCCCAATGAACTTTTACCATTATCTAGCTTTCCATTGCTCATAAGCGTCCGTTATTTTTGCTTGAGCTTTATTTCCGTTTTGCCAATCTCCTACCTCCACTTCTCCCTTGATATCTTCTTTATATATCCTAAAGAAATGTTTAAAAATCTTAAGGTCTGACTCGCCTACATCAGAAAGCTTTTTATACTTGTCAATAGGAGCATATTCGGGGACTGCTAAAATTTTATCATCCCTAACCCCTTTGTCTAAAAATTTAAGAATTCCCAATGGGCGACACTGGACTACCATCCCAGTCTGAATAGGGTCATGATTGTAAACTAAAATATCTAAAGCGTCTCCGTCTTCAGCGATAGTTTGAGGTATGAATCCATAGTTAATAGGATAATGAAGAGAAGATGCTAAACACCTAGAAAGAATAAAGCATTGATGCTCAGGACTATACTCATACTTTGTATTAACCCCTTTAGGGATTTCTATAACTGCATTGATTGTCTTGCCATCATCAAAAGATAAAGGTAAATCATCCCTGTAATTCATCTGGGTAACTCTTATGTAAAGTAATTAAAGCTGAATCAGCTTGATCTATTTTTTCTATTAATTTGACGCACTCCAATATAATATCTGGATGCTCCCCAATACCCACAGAATTATACAAATAATTGTCCAAACATACCTTGGCCTTTGCCTTTTCTGACTCTAAATGTAAAACCAAGCCTCTTAAAATATCGCTTTTTAATTCCATTATGGTAATAATAAGACTATAGGGTCATTTTTCCACGTCAAAAAAGAATAAATGAAAAAGCCTTGAGTTTTCCTTAGTTTGGCCAAAATAACTGGTTGCTGCATGTATTAGCTGGGCGTTCCAAAGCACTAATCTGTTGTAAACATTACCTACTTCATCTACTTTATAAAAGCGAGTTTTATCTAAAAAATCATTATTAAATACAACTGCGTGATCGAAGTTAGGATCAGTAGCGTCCCGAACCCCACTAGCCTTACTCGCAAAAAAAGAAGTTCCCGAATCATAGGGAGCATTAGGCGTAAGGTAAATAGCACCCGCCCAAGATTGCTGATCACAATGATAAACTAAAGGGTCTCCAAGTTTACAATACTGAAAAACTCCATTACAGTAACCTCCTTCATCATACCATCCTTTAATTTTAAATCCTAATGCATCCTCAAACGCTTCTTTCATTTTTGGAGCAAAGAATCTCTCATCGGTTCTGCAGCCTTTATGATATTCTGGATGAGCAACAAGGTCTTGCTTTAAAGCAAAGTCTCTAACATAATCAGGATTTTGATAAAAATCATCAACTACTACTATATTTTTATTGTAGGTAGGATTTATTACAGCTTGATTTAAAGTAAATATTTTTTCCATACTTTATCTAGGGGAAAATTTTAAATTGCTCCTGCAAATCGCCGGGGTATGCCTGACTTCCATAATGATGTAACTTGACAGATGGATCAACGTAAATTATGCCTCCTAATGAACGCCACAAATTACAAAAACCATAATCTTCACTTTCATATTTTTTAGTATCTGAATTAATATGCGAAGGAAAAAAGTTATAAAAATCTTTGAATTTTGAATATCCATCTACATCGTTATTATATTTTAAGTCAGGTCTGGCTTTTATGATCTTTTTTAAAACAGAAGTTTTAATGAGCATAAAGCCTGTCGCGGCATATTTAACAGGCAACAATTTTGTGCCTTGTCGTAATGACTTAATAAACCGTGGGTCAGTCTCAGTAGTAAAATCAGTGCAAAGAGCCTTCCATGCATCTGTTTCAAAAGCATCTGGCTGATGCTCTGCAAGATATTTTATTTTTTTCTTATTGTAATATTTTTTAGCATAAAGTCCGCACACCACATCTTGATCATGCGAGACAAGCTTAATCACATCTGATGGATCAAAAGCAACATCAGCATCTATGAAAAGCAAATAGTCCGCTTCATAATGAAGAGCTGCGGCAGCGGCAGCATTTCTAGCCCTAGGAATTAAACTCTCAAAAAGAATTGCAGTAGAGGTGAAAGAACATTTCCCTAGCTGTTGGGGGCCTTTGACAAACAAAGAAGCCACAGACATGGCAAACTCAGCTCGACAAACACCACCGTAAGCTATTATGGGGAAATATATATTCACTACTTACTTTCGTGACTTGGATTTTTTTCCAAAATCTAAAAAACGAGCGATCTCTTGCTCTTCATTTCCGGGGGCATCGCGATGATAAAGGATACCTTTAGATCGTTTTGCGCACTCTGTCGCCCAATCTACAGCTTTAGATTTACCAAGTTTTTCGCTGTAAGCACCCATATAAGTGCCTTTCTTATCTCTTACAATATAAGAGCCGCTCTGAGTCAATGATTGATTTTCCATTGATATAATATTATAGTATGTAATTAAGAAACCTTAATGAGAACGTCGTGAATCATGTGGCGCGTTTTATAGTCAAGAACACGCCCGTCATCGTCTGTTGGTAATTCGTTGATTACCGCTCCTGTATTTAAATGCAAAACTTCACTCATGCATTTGATTTTTCGTAAAATCCCGATCTCTTTATATTTCAAGATACTCCACAAAGTATCTACTTGAACGGGACTAGCGTCTCTGATCGCATCGATCAAGATCGCTCCAGAGTTTTGTATTATTTTAGTATCCATAGGAATGAAACAATATTTTATAAGTATAAGTTTTTATAACAGTTTGTCAAGTGTTTTTTCGTGAAAAACAAAGTTATGATAGTTGTTAGTGGTAAGTACATCTAACTCAAACAACATCAAAGTTTTATAACTGAAAAGAGTTTGAGTGTCAAGCTTTTCGTCCGAAAAAATTTTATGTATGATACCAGTCAAAAATTTATCAATATTTTTATTAGCGTCGATGTCAGAAAGATCCTTCGGTAACTGCAAGATGTGGTAATGGTACTTCACTTTTTAAAAAATTGTAAAAAAAATGATCTACAGTTTTTCTTAAGCCTTGGTTAAAGTTAAAATGGTCACATGGCTGAAAGTCTTTTTTAAATTTTTCACAATTTAATTTATAGGATTTATCGTGTCCTAACCTATCTTTCACATGTTCAATAATAGGAGCAGAGGGGAGGTTTGCGATACGTTTTACAATATTATAAATAGTATACGCCATATGTAAATTTTCCACAGAAGTCCCATCACTTATACAATAATCTTCAAAGTTAGTTTCCCTGTGACAAATTTGAGTTATATACTTGACACAATTTTCTACATACATCCATTCTCTCTCTTGAGAGCCATCGCCATAAATAGGAATACTTTCATTCTTAAGGGCATGCAAAATTATAGTTGGAATAAATTTTTCAAAATGCTGACGAGGGCCAAAATTATTAGAAAGCCGCAGAATATTGGCCTTTAAATTGTAAGTTTTTCTAAAAGAATGTATAAACATTTCTTGTGCCGCCTTTGATGAAGAATAGGGGGACGAAGGCCTCAAAGGGCTCTCTTCGTCAAAAACTGATTTAGAACTATCCGTTAAGTCTCCGTAAACTTCATCGGTTGAGATATGAACTAATTTTCCAATTTTGCCTGCTTTTTGCCAAGCACAACATACTTCTAAGAATTTAAAGAAGGAATTAATATTATTATCTAAAAAACTTAAAGGATTCTCAAGGGAATTATCTACATGGGAATGGGAAGCAAAATTTATAACTACATCAAAATGTGAAGCCTCTTTTATCAAGTCGCATTTTTTATTAATATTTCCTATGTCTTCAATAAGACATTTATAGCGGTAATCAGCAGGCCTAAAGTTTTTATTAGCCGCATAACTACCTTTATCAATATTAAGAATAGATTGAGTCTCGCTCCGATTTAATAAATGCTCAATAAAATGAGAACCTATAAAACCTAATCCTCCTGTAACCAAATAATTCACAGAGACTTCCAGTTTTTTAAGCTATCTATAATTGCTTCCTCAACTGAACGCATTTCAACTCCAGCGTCTAATAATTTTTGATTACTTAAAATACAATTACTTCTTTTCATACAGCCCGTTTCTTTATAGAATTGATCTTCGTCATCAAAAAATTGAAAAGCAGAAGATGAAGGTAGATACTCGTCAAATAATTCACAAACTCGACGAGCAGTAATATGGCCGCTATTTACTACGTTATAGATTCCAAAAGGAGCTTCCTTCTCTAATAAACTCAAACACGCCTTTACAAAGTCTGTTCGATGACTTAATGAATTTTCTTTGGAGAATAGCTTCTCGTAATTTCTAAGTTTAGATAAATAATTACGGTCACTGTCCTCTTCATCAAAGGGCATTCTTAAACGACAAATATAATGTTCGGGAGATCTTTGGATAATTTTTTCCGCCATAGACTTAGTTCCCGCGTAAAAATTACATTGTGTATCCGAACTCCAATCTAAATTCGGAGCATCTTCCTCGGTAAATACTTCTCCATTAACTGATTCATAAGAACACCCCGTAGAAATATGAATCAATTTAACAGATTTAATGATATTAATAAATTCTACTAAAATAGAGGGGATCACAATATTTCCGTGAACTGCTTCCTCTTTATTTTTTTCTACTGCGTCTACTGAAGGTCTTCCTACATAACCCGCACAGTTAATAATAGTGTCGAACTGGGTCGAACAGAAACGATTTAACAAATTCTGCACACTGACATTTTCGTGACCCATGGTTTCACTATTCTCGATATTCTCGGCAAATTTTTTTCCGATATACCCGCTTGATCCTAAAATTAAAGTTGACATTATATTAAATTAATTCTTTTTTTAAATTTGTTTATGTAGCTCTCGCTCTTTATAGATTGTAAGTATTCTGACACATAATTAAAGTGCATTTTTTTATTGTGCTGCAGTGCTAATTCTGCTACAAAATCCCCAAATAACACCCCTGTTCGACTTTCTACGCTTTTAATTAAGGCTGCGCAATCTAAAATGTCATCAAAATTACCGCAATCAAACCAATTTAAACCGTATGAATTGGTTTTTAACACTCTCATCAGTTTATATTGCATATAATGATTTATAACGTCAGCAATTTCATATTCCCCTCGCAGACTAGGTTTTAGCTTGCGTATTATGGAAAAAGATTCTTTTGGTAAATGATATAATCCTGTAACAGCTTGATCACCACGAGGAGAGGTTGGCTTTTCTATGACGCGCCATAAAGTAGGATCTACCACTCCGTACTGATTTGGATTCGCCACTTGAGCTGTGAGAATCCACGGTTTTTTATAATTAATGGAGGCCTTCGAAATATCCCCAATAAAAACATTATCACCTAAAAGAGTATAGTAAAAATCTTCTTTCACATATTTTTCGCATAAACTAATCGCATGAGCTATCCCTAAAGGTTCATCTTGAGGTATGAAAGTTATTGCAAGATGCGCTGCAGTAAAAGGCTTTATTAAAAATTTTTTATAATAAGGGATATCTTGCCGTCGAGCTACGATGCACACATGTTCTACCCCTAAGTTAATGAGAGTAGATAAACTATAGAAGAATAAAGGTTTATTATATAGAGGTAAAAGCTGCTTATTGATAATCTCCGTACAAGGGAAAAGTCTGGTGCCGTGCCCTCCTAGCAATAAAATACCTGTCATGTTACAACATTAGGTTTTTTATGAGAAATAGGATTTACTTTAAAAACGCATCTACCCATGATGCCATTCTCATTCCCAATCACACCTTCTAAAATCATATCTTCCTTCCCAAAATCAAAATGTTTAACATCAAATTGAAAAATTTTATCATAAGTTTTAATTGTTAAAACTTGTCTTCCTTCAATCTCCGCCTCAAAATCAACACCTTTAGGTATCATCTTTCGCCCTTCCCCGTCCGCAGGGAAGTTGTTTGCCTCCATATTTAACTTTACTTTCATTTTCTAAATTCTTTTATATTATGTAACCCTATATTAAATTCTTTGCACAGCTTCAACGCAAAATCGTCTATTTCGTATACATCTTCATAGAGAATATGCTCTATGCCGTGAGCTGCAATGGTTTGAACGCAAGCGCTACATGGCAATAAAGTACAAGCCAAAGTATGCCCTTCGTCAGGCCTTACATATCTTAAAGCATTTATCTCGGCATGAATGACTCGTTTTCTGCGGTCATCTCTATTAGACCAGTCAATTTCGATACCAGAAGGAGCGCCGTTATAACCCACACCGGCAACAGACCAATCATGACGTAAAACGACAGCCCCAACTTGAACATAGGGGTCTTCACTTCTCAACGATGCCGCCTTGGCCAAAGCTAAAGCATATTCTTCCCATGATAATCTAGTCGCCACTTAAAAAAATTTTTTTAAATCTTAACAAATCGTTTTTTATCTCTAATGCCATCTTTTTTCTAATAGCATCTTCGTCATCCATAACTTCCGTAGCGCACTCTTCGGAATATTTTTTTAATAATTTTTTTAAATAAGCGTAAGCCTCTCTCGGCTTAGCTCTTTCAAATTCGTTAATATTCATTTTAAAGATTTGATATAATCGTCCTCTAAATGGTGAAATCCTCGTCTTTCATAAAAGTCTCCAAGCTTTGCATAGGATGGCACCCCCTTAATCCGACTCATAATAATTTGATAATAATCATTTTTTATGGCAAACTCTTCTACTTGTTTATAAAGGCGAATGCATTCTAAAGAGCCGCGTTTTTCTTTAGGGCAGAACCACGCCATCTCTTTTAGTATCTTGTTTCCATTCCAAAGCGATGTAGTATTATTCACTACAATTCCAGAGCTAGGTGGGGAGCCTGCCCCGTCAGAGGAAGCCCAACCAAGTAAAGTCTGGTTAGAGAATCCTTGGTCAAGCGACCTCTGAACGTGGGTAGGGTTATACTCACCAAATGTGAGGTGAGCATCGGACTCGTACCAAAACTCTTGCCCTAACTGGACAAAACGTAAAACGTCAGCTCTGGTAGCTTTGCGAATCACACCAACAAATCCGGCACCTCGTCAGCACTATCTTGAGTAGCTGCAGTGGTGTTTTGATTTTTAGGAGTATCCTCGTCCAAGCGCCGATTTTTATAAAGAATATAATCTGGCGCTCTGTCAGAAGTCTTGTTCTTGTTTTTGAAAACAACAAGCTCAACCTTCTCGTCATTAACGGAACAGTGGCCAGACATAAAGTCCTGAGTTGTTCCTTGCTTCATCCACAGCGCACCGACTTCTCGTTCGCGCCACTCGTTTTTCTTAGTAGGGGTAGTAGTATTATTACTCATATAGGTTTATTTAAGGGTCTTTTCGTTTTCTTTTGACTTTAAGACCAAATCTTGTATTAAAATCTTAGTTGATTTATTCACTTTGTCAAGAAATAAAGGTGAAATTCTGGAAATTTGTGGTCTTTTTTCTTTAACAATTTGTTCAGTGAATTTTTTACATGCAGCTCTGTTTATAACAGTAGTAATCATGTCCAAGGGTTTCCTTTTCCTTTGTAATGTAATACAACAGTCATATAAATTGACGCTATGATTAAAAAAGCTAAGTACATAATATTATCTATATTCTTCTTTTAAAAGTCTCCACCTGTCTGGATCAAGTGCCCTTTTACCATAATCGATTTCCTTGATGGTGTCAACTACTTTTTCTATACTATCGAAAAAATAATGAGGGGGAAGCATTCCTGCAAGCCAAAGAGGTACTTTTTGTCTACCTCCTTCAATACTCACAAAGACAGGTTTTTTCATTCTATTAGCGCACATAATTTCTTCTGTCGAACCCCATGATCCTACATGAGGTACAATATGAGCAATAATAAAATCAGATCTATCCACTAGATTCAAATCGCTGCGACGAATGGAACTCATATGATTATACACATAATCAAAACTGCCTTCTTCAAGTTTTTTATTTAAAAAATCTCGCGTATTGAAGTTTTCGTCAATGTCGCTAATAAAAGGTTTATCTAAAGGATCATAAAAAATAATGTTAGCCTCTTTTAGCTCCTCTTTAACAAAATCTCTCCAATCTCCCGGTTCTGCATATTGCATATGCCCTACTAAATAACATCTAGTTTTATCTAAAATATGTTTTTTCATACATCTGAAATTATACATGCATGTTTAGAGCATAGAGGGATATCTTTCCACGGGTAACTGCCTCCAACGCTTTCATCCCAAATATCATCGGGCAATCCCAGCTCTAACAAGCGATTATGAATTCTACGATCATAATTATGTCGAATCATCTCTACAATTCTTTGTATCTCAGGCCGTCTACGATCAGTGGTATTAGATTGGTCACTGTTGCAATATTGAATATACCCTAATTTAGGAATATGGCAAATGCGAGATTTTAAAAAAGTTCTTACAATTAAATCGTAATCATCTCCTACGTGCAACCGAGCATTGTGCCCTCCTACTTCATGATATAACGAAGAACGCCAACACCTTACATGATTAGCTACTCCAACAATATGTCGAATAGTCTTTTGATTAAGGCGCGGGTAATTCATAGTTAGATAGGTGCGCCCTTTGTAAAGCTCCTCCCTGTAACCCCCGTAACCAAATGCATACTCTCCGTAATCTACACATTTACCTGTGGCCTCAATAAATTCGGTGCAATCCGTATAACACATTCCAACTTGGGGGTATTTGTTAAAACTTTCTACTACCCATGCAAGACACTCATCAGTAAGAACATCATCATGATCCAATTCACATAAAAACTCTCCTTTCCCAAGGGAAAAAGCATTTCTTTTTACTTCACCTATACGTCCACTCCGGCAATCACTCTTAAATACTTTTATTCGATGATCTGTTTTAGCTAGATCACACAAAAGGCTATAAGTCTCTCCGTCATCATCAGAATCATCATACAAAATCCATTCCCAATTTTTATAAGTCTGATTTTGAAGGCTTTCTAGCGGCCTAAAGATTTTATCTTTGCATTTATAGGTAGGGGTAATGACAGAAACTAGAGGTTTTGAAACATTAGGCTCAAAACACTGCCGCCGATATAAATCGTAGACTTGCTCTCCTATCAACTCGATAGCATCTCCATCATTAAAATTAAGCCACTTCTTCCGAACTTCAAACGGAGCATAAGATAAAGCTTCATGTGTAGTCCAATCTCCAAAAGTAATATAGGCATTAGGACTAAGACTTTTTTCTATCGCGTCTAAATTAGCGTCAGTCTCATAGTTGAAAACAGTAATCCCCCTTTCCAACCATTCAGGAAATTCGCGATGACTATAAAGAGCCTCGATTTTTTTTCCAAAAACTACCGCGCAAATTCTGTCTGATGCATCAAACTCCATTAAAGGATTTCTAACAGTTTCATTATTTCTTTTTTAGGAATATCTCTCCAAGATTCCCAGTCAGCAGCGTCTTCGTTTTTATACTGGCCGCTCTTCCACAGGCCCCGCAAAATATCTTTGAAAGTAGCAAAGTCTTCTTCTCCAAGTCCAATCTTTTGCATGAGTATATTCAAAGGGGTAAACTTTTCTTTATTGTCTGCCTGAATCTTAGCTGGAGGCGTTCCGTTAGAGGTGTCAATTTCATCGGCTCCCACAATATGAACATTTAAAAAATTGCGCACACAGCGAACAAAAGCTCTATTTGCTGCGATTGTTTCTAAAAACTTTTGAGCGAAACTGCTGGTGTTATGAACTGTAGCATTAGCTAGATCTTCAAACGATGTACTTGGTGGAAGAAAATCTGATTCTTCTTTCGGATTTTCAAAATTGGGAATCCAATTTATTTCACACTTTACTGAAACATGATCTATTTCGCATTTAATAACTTCATAATGGACTCTATTAAAGCCACGCAGCTTTGCTAATTCTTTAATGCCAGATAGCTTAATTAAAAGTTGATTATCCGCAAGCCCCTCTATTGATTGAGGCATTGGTTGGTTCCTCATTTCAAACCAACCTTTATTTGGGTAAAGGTGCTCTGCGGCTATCATAGCGCGCCAGTTTACTGTACCATCTTCGTTATATTCGTAATTTACCCCTTCGAGGAGCCCAAGTTCGTTTCGTTTGTATTGTGCCATTCTATTTTTTGCCTTGCCGATCCATTAATTAATCTATAATGATCTAACTCCTTCCAGAAGTCGTCAGTATCATAAATGAATTCAGGCGCACCTGTCAACTCTTTTTTTGCTTTTTGTGCCTCGCGACATGAATATTTTTTTCCTTGGCTAAGCAATATTTTGCCTGACAAAAACATAGTATTATTAGAATCTAATATAAGAGGGCGGTCAGGAAAAATACGGTTATCGGTATCTTTCTTAAGATCTTCTTTTGACTTAAAAATACTTTTATTGACCTCAAAATCAAAAAATTTGAAACGATAATCATTTATCTTGTCTAAGTCTTCGCAAAAAATTTGCACATTATTTCCTGTTGCTTTAGCTTGCCTCAAATAGTCCTCAGTAAAATGCTCATTAATATTAATTGTTAGTTGAGCTATGCTCTTCTTAAAATATTTTAATAAATTTAAGTTGATAGGCTTATCCGTAAGAATGTTGATTTTACGATTTTGCAGCCAATGTATAGCCATTTGCTCATTAAATTCATAATCCATTCTGAGATTAAGTGCGCGGCCTTCCATGAAGCCTTTCTGTGGCACAAAGTCAGGAATAACCTCTACTACTCTCGTTGGGTATAAATCTCCAATATGAAAGGTCTCATGCTCTACTCTATCTTCGAGCCCTAATTTTTTAAAGATCTCATTAGCAATTTTCTCTGGCTCAATAAAGTTAATAGTTTTAGGACTCTCTCCTACTCCGTAAGCGGGTAGATTACCGTCTCGATGGCTTTCTAGGCCTAAATGTGAACTGCTCCATAAGGGAGAAGTACATTGGGAAGGGTAAGGGGAATATAATCCAATACTAGGGACATTCAAAGCTGATGCAAAATAATTAGACATATTATCACACCCAACAATTAACTTGCTATGCTTTATCAAATAGCTTTCTTGCTTTTTAAATAAATTAAGAAAAGGTTCTGCTCCTTCTATAACGCTTTGTGCGTCTTTGGCGAAGTTGTATATTATAATATTATGTTTATCAAGAACAGGCTCGATATAAGTCATTACATCTTCAAAAAGATTATAAATATTACTTTCATATTTGTTTCGGTCATCGATAATTATATAATCTTGTTCCGGTAACGGAAAATAAGAAGTACTTACAAATGGGTCTCGAATTTTAACCCCGCAATTTGATGCGTATTTTTCTAATATATTCATGCTAATTCAAATTCTAGTTTATCTTTTCCATTGTGCGTATAATTAAGTACCCGTTTAGTCTCTAAGAAAGGGAGGAAAGCTATATCAAACAACCCTTCATTGTCAGCTCTGCCTTCAAAATAAAAACAATCATCCATCTCCTCTTGAAATTCACATAATTTATGTATATGAGGGCATTGGTCAACCAAGTCAAAATATTGAGGTCGTGTGAAAAAATAAATATCGCAATTCTTATAGAGCTGTTTAAGCCCCGCTAAAACACTAGTACTCATAAAGACATCTTCAGCATGCTCAGGCATTGCGTAGGCAATTCGCATAGCGTCTCTATCGAAATCAATTTGCTCTTTTAAAGGTTTTTTCAAAAGGTTTTGATTTTCTTTTTTTGCGGTCTGCTTGAAATAAGCCTCTACTTCTTTTCGTGTACGTCCTTTGGAATTTAACTCTCCCATCCAATATTTATGCCCTTGATCATTGGCGTCAACATCCATCTTTAATATATTTTTGTAAATATCTATTAGCCATTCTGAATTAGGAAGGCCTTCTTTACTTATATAATCTGGGTTTCTTTTTTCTACCTTGGTCAAATCTACATTATCCCAATCAATTAAAGGCATTTCATCAAAGCTTTTTTCAAAAAAGGAACCAATGGTTTCAGTTGAATAATTGTCAATTACAAACTGTCTTGCTTGAGACCCTAAGGCTCGGCGATCTTCGCCGCTCATATTATAAACTTTTGTTAATTGGTCGCAAATGGAAGAAGAAGAGGTGGAGGCTTTAATAAATTGGGTGCCGGGTTCACGGTACTCAGCCCACTCTAAAGGAAACCCTCCGCTTTCAGGGGTGCAGCTATCTTCTCCACAGCTATAATTAGTAACTAAGGTTATTAATTCAGTTAATTTAGCTTCTTGAATAGGTATTTCTTGGCCGCCGCTCGTAAATGGGTGACAGTATACATCTAATAAATTATAAATTTCATTGAGTTGAACTTCACTTACGCCATGTTTAATATTGGTTGTATGCGATACGTTCTTCATACCGCAATTACCACAGTCTATGCCATTGCCTTCAAAAGGTTTAATTTCATATTGATTGCATGCGGGGCAAAAATAAGTAGTTAATACTAAATCATTATCTATTTTCTTTTCTTCTAATAATCGTTTAATATCCCACCCTTCGCCCCAGTGGGTATGTAGCAGCAACTTGGCTTTAGATTCAGGATTTTTACTGATAAAAGTTTTAAAACCGTCTAATAAATTAGGAACGCTTTTACGGAGCTGATTCCTAAAAACAAACCCTATAATAAAATTATCTTCAACCTTGTATTTTTTTCTAAGATCTTCTCGCTGGGGGTGTTTAAAAAAATGAGTGCTTTCAACAATACCCCGGACTGTTTTAACGTGATCAAATCCCATTTTTTTCATTTCCTTTTCAGCAAAAGCGGCCCATACAAAATAATTTTTAATAGAAGGCGCTGCCTCTATAGACTCGGGCAATAAAGGAAGGCTATCTAAAGTAGTGTGAATAATACAATTAATTTTATTCCACCAGCTTCGTTTAGTGAAACCCGAAAATGCCCAAATATCCTCAATCCCTAAATAAATATCTGGCTTCTCTTCTTTAATAATATCATCTATAAGTTCGTGCCCATAACCTGCAAGGCGCATTCGTCCTTGATCTTTTTGTATTTTTTTAAGGATTTGATGATCAGTTGGTAAGGTTCCAATGCATTTCCATGGTAAATTCTCCAACTCCTCTGAAAACTTATTTTTAGCGTTAGCAAGTTCTACAATTTCATATTTTCCGGTTTTATAAAGGTATTTAAGCAAGTTCTTTTTATGCTTTCCAAATCCTGTGAAAGCCTTGCAAAAATTACTATGTACTAAGATCTTCTTTTTTCTTTCTGACATATAAAAGTTGAGGATAATAAAAAAACGCACCAACAATTCAAGTCGTTGGTGCGTATAATTTGCTATTTGATGATTTTAAGCAAATAATTGATCGGGAGCTTCAATTCCACCTATAATAGTATAGACAACTAATCCTTTTTTAGAAGTATGGTAGATGCCCCGATGAACGGTGGAACCCTCTCCCAACAGTCGCGTTAACTGTTCAAATCCATGCTCTAGGCTTTCTTGAGGAGTATTTTCTAAAGTGTCTTTATCTCCAATGACAACACATGCAGCAAATTTTCCAGTATTAACATCAATATTGGCTAAAATATTCTTCTTTAAATTGTCCCGTACCGCATGGCTGATATCCGTTTCTTCAATGGTATCGCCGGAAGGCCTTACCGGAACAGCTCCGAAAGAAATAATTCCAGATGACATTACTGTATCTAAGTCAGCCTTATCAAAAGCAGTATATTCAGAATCTTGCGCCGCAATCTTATTAAATAAATGAAATAGGGAGCAAATACTAGTATTTGCTGTATTCCAAAATTTATTCACAGAAAGTTTCGGATAAAGATGTTTGATCCTCTCATTATCTAAAATAATTAAAGGTGATAAAGTGCCGTTAGTTGAATATTTAATTAAAGCGTCTGCTGTTTCCTTCGCGTTATTTTTAACGCGGGAACCTTCGGATTTAGTAGGTAAAGCTAGCACGGCCCCTACTTTTGCTTCATAATCAGACTGCTCTACGCCAAAAGTCTGACATAAATCGTGGCACACATCCACTACAATAGGGCCTCCGCCAGCCCCCGTACCTCCCCCAGCACCGATACATACTAGGATGCGGTCAATGCTGCTGCTAAAAGCTTTCTTAAGAAAATCTAGAATATCTTCTTTGTGTTCCTCAAATATTTTTTGAGCTACTTTTCTATCTTTTCCTGCTCCAGCACCTCCGATGAGCAATTTATTTTTTTCGGGTAATGCTATAGGTTTTAAATCTTGAGCTGCCGTATTGATAACAGCTACTCTTCTGTAACCTAATTTCCAAAAAGTTTCCGCTAATCGGGAACCTCCTTGGCCCACTCCCACAACAGCAAATCTATAAGCACTATCAAATTCATCTTCAATAACAACTTCTTGCGTATCTTCGGCAGAAGGAAGAGGAATGTCTGGTATATCTACCGCCAGTTCATCAACTTCCTCAATTAAATCGGCCTTGATCTCTTCTTTATTCTCAGAGGCCTCTACTTGATTGTTTTCTGGTTCTTCCATTTTATATTCAGCTAAGGTTGGCATCATTTCTATCAAAAAGGAGCGTCATCCTCTTCAATATTTACACGTGTTTCAGACTTTTTTTCTTTATTTTGAGTAGCTGGAGTAGACTTTGTTCCTCCATCGGCTCTATATTCCTCTTCTTGTTGAGCTTTTACGTCAAAAACTACCTGAAAATATCTCTCAATTAATTTTTTTAAAACCTCAGTTTCTCCCGGTTCTAAAGCAATTCTATAATTCTGATTGCCATTACGTGTCACTGCGAGTCCAAAAGCGGGAGATTTGTAAGTTTGATCGACTCCATCTTTCCCTTTGATTTTTCTTGGCTTGTCCCACGGTGCAAAACGAATAGTAGTAGTGTTATCATTATAATTATGGTATGAATTCCATGGAATGCGAGAACTAATAGACGATAAAATTTCTCCTAGCTCAAAGTCGTTCAACTTAAAACTTACATTTTTGTCATCCGCATCTTTATTTTTAATAAAACTGCCGGTCTTCTTTTTATCATCCCAGCTATGTTGTTGAATAGCATTGACATAAAAAACAGGCAGTTTGCCTTGCGTAGAAACACGAAAACTGAAAGCACATCCAGTATTTTTAGAATTGGGCTTATAAATAGCTACGTTCATTATGTCGGATAATAATGTTTTAAGGCAAAAAATCCATAAAAAAATGCCCCCTTTAGAGGGGGCATTTTAATGAACTTAACAACTCAGCTGGAATGTCAAGCCTCGGGGCCAGCGTCAGTAACAGGAGTCACTTCTTCAGTACCTACAGAAGAACTAGTGGACGCAGCAGGCTCCTTGGCGTCATCGTTTTTCGGGGGATTTTCAAAAGTCTCAATATCCTTTAATATATTAGCCATAGCTGTTTCATCATCCTTAGCTTGTTCAAGGATTTCGTCTGCTCGCAACATACACGCATCTCTAATAACATTCAGGCATTCACTTAGCGCCACTCTATTGATTAAAAGATTCGCAAAGCGAGTCTTAAGCTCCTGATTGGGATCAGGCTTCTTAGCGTCCGATGTAATAGTATCTTCCATAGATGCAGATAATAAAGACTTAAGTTAAAATGTCAACTAAAAAATTCCCAATATATCTCCTTGCCTAACATCATCCCAACTTGCAGTACCTTTGTGTTTTTTTTGTTGCTTAAATTGGCTATTGCAAACGGCTGCTCTTTGCTTGGGATCTGAAAATTCAGAGTTCATAATATCATCTCCCATGCAACGGCTCATGAATTCCTCTCTAGATTCGTCAGACTTTTTAGTGGGAAGAGGCATGATTAGCTGCTAGCTCCTTCCGCTGTAGAACTGTCGTCCCCCGAACTATACTGCCAATATTTCATAGGAGAAAATTTAGCTAAATATGCAGATGCAAGTTGCTTGGCCGTAATAGGCTTTAAGAAAAAATTTATAGGAACACCACAGTCACCAGCGATTGCTTTTTGAACATAGTCATCAAAAGCTATCATAAGGCTATTTGTGTCGATTATTTTATTATTAGCATTATCAATTTTACCAAGATCAGAAACTACGCCAGAAACATAACTATTATTAAGCTCCATGAAGCTTTGCCCTGTTCGCGCTTTAGATGCTTTAGAGGCAGTATTGTTTACGCCATCGTCAGTTGCTCCTTGTATTGCAGCTAGTTGCTTCATTACATCGGTGGCATGAGGTTGAAGAGTGGAAACTGTAGTTCTGATTTCTCCGGATTTAATAGTGGGAATAATGCCCATTGTGATTACAGACGCATGAGCTTGCACGTTAGAAGAAGATAAAAGCTCTTTAATCGAATTAGCAAATGAACCATCAACTCCAAATTTACCTTCCGAAGATGCAAGCCAACAATTTTCTTCAAAAGATGCTTCTAAATCAAAAGAAGATGAAGAGCTTGATTGATGGGACTGAGATTTTTCTGTTCTGACTAAATGCACCATTCCTACAAAAGAAGAGCCATGCGTCTGGCCTGAGAGTAAGAACATCTTAGCTTTTTCATCAGCTAAAGCTTTCGTAAGGCCTTCGTCAGTTGTGTCAATTTCTGATCCTTTATTATAAACATTCCATGCCCGAATAGCTTTCTCTGGATCTATAATAAACGGAGCAAACATATCTGCCGCCTTATGAGTGCAATTTGCAGTAATTACTAAAGTGCCCTGAAGTTCATGTGCTGATGATTGCGCTAATGCCGCGCTTTTAGCTGAAGCTCCTGCTTTAGATCCATACGTAGGCCCAAAGACAGATGATACTTGACCTGAGACATATGTCGCAATCGCATTGGAATGAGATTCTGTTCCATCGTTCTCTGATTCGTATCTAAAATATTGAGCATCCATCACCATAGAATCAGAGGATAAGTCCATCTTCTTAATGGCGGACTTGTTCCAATCAATGGGAGATTCAACTTCTTCGGAAATTATACTACTTGCAGCTTCTTTAGCTTTTTGAATGTTGACTTGAGATGAAGCGGTGATAGCAGCATATTCTACGGCAGCTTTAGCCATCTCTGATTTAGTCTTATCAACTTGCGCAGTTAATTTAGCCATATCTTTCGCGTCCACCTGCATTTGAATCATTTCCTGTACCGTCATGTCAAGGCTTCGTTTGGAAAGAATCAACGAATTCAACTTCTCTTGTGCGATATTAACGGGTTTTTGAGCTGCGTCTACGGCCTCAAGGGCTTGTATTTTCTTAGGATCGACAATATTCCCTAATACTAATGAGGGGTCGAAAGGTATTTGTGTTGGCATAATATTACTATATATTACACATAATACATTTAATTCCAAAAAAAAATGCACCAAATGGTGCATTTTCATAAGATTTTAACCTGCTAGATTAAGCTTCGTAATAAAAAATAGTCCCTATTTGAGCGTTGGTTACGGCTCCGGTGACTAAAAGAGGATTATTATTAAAATTAGCGCCTCCACTGGCTACTACAACATCTACGCTGTTAGCTGTAAAATTAGCGGTAGCTGCGGTAATATAAATATTTTTATCCTCTCTAACGCCGAATCCGTCAGTGGTCTGCGTTGGATCGGCTATAGTTATAGCGTTGTTAATTTTACATGGGCGATTGTCGTGTGCCATAATAATATAAAATTTATTTTACGATTGTATCTCCCACTAATGAGTGATTCTCGCTAGGGTGGTCATAAACATTATCACGGGCAGCGGGAGCTGGGGCCGGAGCTTCTGGAGCTGCTGCCTTGGGAGCTGCGGGTGGTACTGACGGAGTAGAGGCCGGGGCTGCAGGAGTTGGATTATCCTCAAGTGCCATACATTAACCCTCCTTTTTGGTTTCGCCGTCGGCAGCCTTGGCTGCTTCAGATGTAACTCCTTGACGTAAAAATACTACCATAGCCGCAGCAAAAACTGCTTGAATAGTAGTAGATAAATCAACCTCTCCAGCAAAATATGCGCCGAGAGCCGTTAAAACCGCTGCACCAGCGGTGAAATAGGTCTTTTTACCTGAAAGTGCTTTCATACTAGTATAATATACACCTTAAATTAAAAATCCACACAAACTTTATCAGATTTTTTGTCGTATTTTACAGAGAATTCTGTCTTCTGAGTATTAGCCACTATCTCTCGAGAAATAACATCTGACACCTCTCTTTGAATAATTCTTTTAATCGAGCGAGCACCAAATTCTTTATCGCTTACTTTTGTAAAAATAAAATTAGATAAGTTTCTGGAGAAACAAAGGGTAAGTCCATTATTACCCGCGCTTTCCTTCAGGTTTTTTAATTCATAATTAATTATAGATCTTAAATTTGCATCAGATAATTTATTGAAAAATAAAACATCATCAAAACGATTGATTAATTCTAAAGGCAATAGTTTTTTAACTTCCTTAAAAGCGTCTTCTACATTTGACTCTTGCAAGTTTTCAGACCCAAATCCTAAAGATTGAGTTTTAGATAATTGAGCTGATCCTATATTTCCCGTAACTATAATAATTGAGTTATGAAAGCGACCTACGCGGCCATGCGAATCAGTCAGTCTACCTTCATCTAGAATCTGCAATAACATCTGATGAACTTTTGGGTGAGCTTTTTCTATTTCGTCAAACAAGATAACACAATGAGGATTTTTACACACCTTCTCTACTAGTAATCCTCCATTCTCGTGACCTATATAGCCCGGATTAGAGCCAGTTAACTTGGAAACACTAGATTCTTCAGAAAATTCAGACATGTCTAAGTGCATAAAGCTCTCTTTGCTCCCAAAAAAAGTACTGGCCAGCATTTTAGCTAAAAAAGTCTTGCCTACTCCAGTGGTGCCCAAAAATAAAAACGAACCAATAGGTCTATTTCCGTCTCGCAATCCACTTTTATGCCTCATTAAGCACTTAGAAATAGTTTCAACAGGCTTCTCTTGACCTACAATAACTTTTTTTAATTTTTTTTCTAAATATAGATACTTTTCTGTTTCTGATTTAAGAAACTCATCTAAAGGAATATTAGTTTTAGTAGAAAGTACTTCAAATAAATGATTACGAGTCAACTTATATTTGTTGGAGGTTATTTTATTCTGCCATGAAATTAACGCTTTTTTCAAAGCCTCAAAAGTCGTGGATTGATCGTCATTCATGTTTGTAAAAGAATTGCCAATTTTAGAGAAAGATTCCACTAATGAATTCTCAAGGTCTGCTATTTTTTTTGGTTTAACAATTTTTTTGACTTTGACGTGACTACATGCCAAGTCCATTAAATCAATTGCCTTGTCCGGAAATTGTGAATCAAGCATATAGCGATCTGAATAATCGACTATGTCATTAAGTATTTCTTCAGAAATAGCAACTGAATGATATTCTTCATAAATAGTTTTTTTTCGTAAAAGAATCTCTAAAGTAGATTTTTTACTAGGCTCATTAATAACCAAAGATTGGAATCTTCTTTGAAGAGCTTTATCTTTTGTGAATTTTTGCCGATATTCTTTGAATGTAGTAGCCCCTACAACTGTTATTTCTCCATTAGATAAGGCGGGCTTGAGTATATTAGCTGCATCTAAACCTCCCTCTGCGTCTCCAGCCCCGATTAAAGTATGAATTTCATCTATAAATAATATAACAGAATCATGCTTTGCTTCTTCAATTACCTGTTTTATGCGGGCCTCAAACTCTCCACGGTATTTAGTACCGGCAAGCATAGAGCTTAAATTCAGTTCATAAAAAATTTTGTCGTTAAGAAAAAATGAAGATTTATTGCGGACAATGTTTTGAACTAATGCTTCTACCACAGCAGTCTTGCCCACTCCAGCTTCTCCGATAATAATAGCGTTATTCTTCTTTCTCCTGTTTAAAATATCCTCAAGCTTGCTAACTTCTTCTTCTCTGCCGTAAACGGGATCAAGTTTATTTTCTAAAGCTTTTTGAGTCATATTTGTTCCCAACTTATCTAGCAGCGCAAAATGCTGACGCTGACTAGAAGAGCTAATCATATCTTGAACAGTCCCTTCATTCATAGAGCTCGAAATATCATTGCTATCTTCAGCATCACACAAATAATCTAAAACTTTTGTAGTGACAAAGTTCATATCAACACCAAGAAAGACTAATATCTCGTCCGGAATTAATGCTATATCTTTAAATATAGCCATAAAAATATGCTCAGCGCTCACCCATGAATGAGACAAATCTTGCGCCAACTGAGTCGCGTTTTTTAACACTTCTTTTAACTCGGCAGAAAGCTTGAATTCATCGGGTTTTAATTTCTCTGGCTGCTCCACCAAAACAGTTGCGTATAGGTGATGTCGGAAATTATTGAGGTCCAGACCGGCCTCAACTAAAACTTCAATGCATCGACTTTTCTTCAATTCAAAGAATGCTGCAAATAAATGTGCCACACCTACATCTGTGTAGTTGAGTTCTTGCGCTATCTTCTTACAAAGCTGCAACAGCTTTTGCGAGCGAGGGGTAAAATTAATATCTTGGTTATCTAGCGTCATTTTAAGTCAGAAAGTTTCATGTAAATTCTTTGATCTAAAACACTCATGTCGTTTACAAAAACAGTTCCATCTCCTTTACGGCCTGTGATTATAGCAATGGAGTCTTTTTCTGGCAAGCTTTTTCCTTTATTTAAATACGGCTGATATTCTCTCTCCATAAATATACACTTAGCCTCTGAAGTTTCATCTGACGCGACAATAAAATAATACTTTTTATTAGTCTGTGAAGTTTTTTTAAGGCATGACTTGACCGTTCCTACAAATTTGACAAAAGCATTATCAGTAAGCTCGAATATTTCTTTGCAGGTTATCATAGAATCTTTGTCCCGGCCTCTAAATGTATCTTTAAGTTTCTTGGTATAACTATAACCTAATAATTGTTTTTCAAAATACCAATTAGCAAAATCTTCATTATTGCCTTCATTATTTTTATCATAGATAGATTTATAGGGTTCATATTTAGCTTTGAAAGTCGCAAGGCGACTAGGCTTCATGAAAGGACGGTTATCGTCTCCCATTAGTGGAGGTTCCGTCTGCGTTGCCCTTTTAATAATTTTTAAAATGTCATAATTATATTCTTCCCCTAAAGCTTTGGCTATTCTTCTTTCTCTATCTGTTAAGATATTATAAGATTGAGCTTCTAATACTAGCCGAGCTCTAGAATTGCTCCCCGCAAAAGAGTTTAAAGTCCCTGCTTGAATCAATCCTGAAAAAACGCCTATATTTATTCCTGCTTGCTTGGCTGCCTCAAAGACTTCAAATTTATTTAATTCCTCCGGACTACCTTTTCTGAAGGTCAGGATACTTTGAAGGCTTTTCAAGCTCACTCCTTTTATTGCGTCTAGACCATAACGAATATTTTTACCTTCAATCGAAAATTCTTCTTGAGATTTTGCTAAGTCAGGACGTAATAACTTCATTTCATACATAGGTAATTCGGAAGCTACCTTGCTTATTTGGTCAAACGGCTCCGACTCATTTTTGGCCATCTTAAGGAGAGCTACAAAAAACTCTTGTGGATATTTAAATTTAACATAGGTTGTCCACGCTGAAAGCATAGCATAAGAAATCGAATGAGACTTATTAAAAGAATAGTTGGCACTATCTTCCGCCACTTGCCACAATACATCTGCTATCTCCATTCCTCGATGCCCAGTCCATGCGTTAGTTAAGCGCTTTTCCTCTACTTTTTTGGCAATCTTTTCCCTCCATGCGGGCATCTGGTCAACTTTCTTCTTGCCTACAATTCGACGGAGCTGTTCCGCTTCATCTAAGGTAAATCCTACCTTAACCGCCATTTTCATTAACTGCTCTTGATAAAGCGGAATTCCTCCTGTATAATCTAATATTTCTGAAAACTCAGGATGCACTAATTCTGAGTCGCCGGTTCTAATATAAGAAGCATATTGGTCTTTAAAATTTAAAGCCCCGGGTCGCGCGATAGCTACCACCGCTGAAATCTCTTCTAAATTTCGAGGTTTTACTTTGCAGCATACATCAAAATTAGTATCTGCTTCAATCTGAAATAATCCCTGCCCTCCCCGAAAACGAAGGTCTTGTAAATTTTTATAAATAAAATCATCTTGCAAGTCAATCTTTTCAAAGTCAAGATCTATCCCTTGCGTAGTTTTGAGCATATTTTTTGCATCATTAATCACCGTTAAAGTTTTTAACCCAAGTATATCAAATTTGACTGTAAGCTCAGCGATCCAATTCATATCATAGCAAGATATTAAATCTCCATCTTTAGTCTTTTGAATTGGACAAATATCAGTTAATTGATGATGCGAAATAGCAATCCCTGAAGCGTGAACACCTGTGTTCTTGATTAACCCTTCGAGCTTTCGCGCTACATTAAATGCTTCAGGATGCTTCTCGGTCCAATCTGAAAACTTTTCACTCTCTTCTTTCGCTGTGTTGAGTTTGGCTACTTTGCCGAAAACCACGGGAATCTGGTCGCTAACATCATTCATTTCATCCTCACTTAAAAGGCCAACTAGTTTTCCAACTTCTTTAATGCAAAGCTTGCCGCTTAATGTAACTAAATTTAAAATTTTACATGTACGGCCTTTATATTTTCTTTTAATATATTCAATAACTTCTGATCGACGATCATAAGCAATATCGTTATCGACATCAGCTAATAAACTTCCATCTAAATAAGTAACTCCATTTTTTTCAATTTTACGCGCTCTGGTACGGGAGACGAACCTTTCAAAAAATAAATCATATTTCAAAGGATCAACTTTAGTGACCCCTAAAAAATATAAAACTAAACTGCCTGCGGCCGAACCCCTTCCCGGCCCCGTGGGAATATTATTTTCATGGCAAAAATTTAAGACTTCCCAGTTTAATAATATGTAATCAACAAAACCTAATTCTTCAAAAATAGAAATTTCCATCTTCATTCGGTCGATGTAATTTTTATCTTTTGTCGTAAAGCCTTTAGCTCGCATATTTTCACTACATAGCTTTTTAAGAAATTGCAGATTTGAACTATCTGAAGAAATGCCTAATTCTCGATAATACTTTTCTTCAATATTGATCTTAGGAAGTAGCACTCCTGCAGGAGCGCATTCATCGTAAGTGGTAAAATTGCTATAAAAACTCATATCTCTACATTCCAAATAAGTTTATTAAAAATTTTGAGAGTCATCTCGACATCATAAATCGCATCGTGCAGCTTCTTTGGGTCAAATTCAATATCAAACTCTTGCAAAAGAGTTTGTTGTCTAGTTTTTAGGCCTCTCTGTATATAGTTGTTAAGCTTACATTGCCAAAAAGTTAAATTACCATCGGGCTGCTTTAGTCCTAACTTATAGGCTTTAGCGATACAATTTGTGTCTATAATTCTATTCATATAACTATAATCAGTTTTTTTGCCGCACATCTTTCTTAATATGTTATGAATGTAAACATCAAAACCAATTACATTGTGACCTATTAAAAGATAATCCTGATTATATAAATAATTATCAAAAAACTCTAGAACCTGCGCCGGCTTTTTCTTTTTTTTATCATGAGTTGACTGATTAAATCCAGTAATTTTTTTTGCCTCTGGGGAAATATCTAAGTCTGGTACATCAATATGAAGATCGTATCGATTAAGTATGTTATTGCCTTCTGTGACAATAAAGCCTAATTGCCACGGTCGAGAGTATCTTAGGTTTAAACCCTCGGTTTCAAAATCGAATACAATATATTTCTGCTTCTTTCTAAAACGTAATAAACTATTGGTCATTTTTTCTCAATCTTACAGAAATCAAAATATTCCGAACCATAATCGATAGTTAACTCAGATTCGGCTTTAATATCCCTGTTCGCTATATAAGAACATAGGAAGCGATTCTTGTCAATAAAATAATCTATATTATTGTTATCCGCGTGATTGTATATCATGCCAAAGCCTAAAACCACAACGGGGCGCGTAGCGTGCTGACTTAATATCCCGTCATGCTCATCACAAAACTCTTTCCAATCTTTACGAAGCTCTACCCAAGGTAAAGCGTAACGCTTTAATTCTGGATCGCAATCTTCCCATTTGTTATTTTTTAATAAAATTAAATGGGCTTCCTCTATAGTATCTCCCTTTTTAAGATTATGAGTGCAAAAAACCCCGCGTCCTTCAATGGGTGATTGACGAATTTCTAAATGGGGAGATAAAGATAATTTATTATTCATATAAATGGTACCGATGGCCGGACTCGAACCGGCACTCCTTCAACAGGAAACGGATTTTAAGTCCGTCGTGTCTACCAATTCCACCACATCGGCTTTAGTGAGCCAACTACTGCTTTGTATTTTTTCCCCAAGGCCATAAATAGTTCTAACTCCTATTTGTTTACAAATTTTATGCTCAGGGGTATTTTTACCGCTTGTGCGATCTCCTCCATTGCAAAACATCATGTCCTCGTATTTACTTTTATAAAGAGCCCTCACCCATTCCAACGTATTACAAACCGTATCGTCGGTATCAGCAGATTCTATTACTATATCCACAGGTTTTAAAGATTCTATGATTTTTATTCTTTCATTTAAAGGCATGAAAGGCTTTCCTTTCTTGCGCTCAAGAAAAGCATCGTCATTGACAATAACACATAAATCGTCTGCCATACTTTTAGCTTTCTCAAAAAGCTCAATATGGCCTACGTGAACAGGGTCAAAACCACCGCTTACTATTGCTAATTTATTTTTACTCATATTTTACCATACCCAAACCATATAGTCGTAGTCTTCTACATCGGTAGGTAAAATGTCGTAATTACTCTTCAATTGGTAAGACATCGTACATTTTGTGAATTGTTTCTTTAATGGCAGTATATTCTTCCTCCACTAAAATAGTTCCTCTTCTTAATTGAATATTAGTGTTACTGCTGCCTTTAGAATCTACGGGAGAAAAAGAAGAGATCTTTTCCACGTTAAGAGAAATAGGTCTTTTATGTCCCGCCGTGATTCCACCTGTTATTATTTCAGTTAATTGTATAAACATATTTATTTAATAAAAATTTTATAACACTTTTTGCAAAGCAACGAAAGCTTGCCTTTTGTTTGTACCCATGTCAAGTCAATTTCATCAAAAGGTTTTTTACAATGGGTACAGTTGCACATTATCTATCGTCCACTTGCTTTTGTTTTTCTGTCGAAAATTTTTTTGCCTTCTTAAAGGATGGTACCTCGGGCGGGACTCGAACCCACAACATTCTGCTTAGAAGGCAGACGCTCTATCCAGTTGAGCTACCGAGGCAGGGCATTCAGCACCGTTTAATGTCCGTTCATCTTCTTGAGCTCTTTATGTATCTCGAAAACGACGAGCATTAATTCTGCATAAATGCGAACCGCTATTGGTCCTAGCACTATCATGCTAATTCCTGTAATGGAATCTACGCTTAATGTCATTATACCCATGATAACAACAACAAGCATCCCTATATAGCTGAGGATTTTTAAAACCCCCGGCGTAATCATGTATTCATAATTTAAGAATGTTTTCATGTCTTTATTTTATTTGATCACTCGATAACTATCGCTATCTTCGTGAAAAGTACTTATCTCTATAAATTTAACTTGCTGTCCGGTTGCGCAAAGGCGATGAGGGATGAGAGGGTTAATTTCAAAACTATCCCCAGCCATTAAACAATGCAATGACTCTTCAGTCGTATCAGTATCAACTGTAACCAACTCTAACTCCCCTTCTATAACATAAAAAGTTTCATGTTTATTAGCGTGAAAATGCAATGACGTACTGCATCCGGGATTGATTGTTAAAATTTTTCCACAGTAATCATGCTCTTTATTATTAGCAAGCCACAGCTCGCTTCCCCATTCTTTTATTACGGTTTTTGTTGCTATTTGCATGTCGTGATGCTCTCCTCTTGTTTAGTCCATATATCTTTAAAGGTTTCAGTTAAATATAAAAAATTATCTTCACTTAATATTTTTTTTGCATAACCCGGCTCACCGGAAAAAATATGATCTCCATGGATGCCGGAGTCTTGATCGGTTTCGTGAAAATCTTTAAGTTTGTTTTGTATATTTTTATTAAAATCAATACTTGTCTTTTTTTCTATTTCTTGACGTTTATTCTTTTCAATTTTTACACCAAAAAATTCTTCAAATTTATCGAATATATAATTATGATTACAAAAAAGTTTTTCATATTCTAAAAAAAGCATATCTCCTTTGTAGTTAGTTTTTGCGTATTCCACGCACTCTAGCTCCCACTTATAATTATCTATCGTAAATTCTAATACTTCTGGAGCATTCTTTCTCAAATGAGTAACTTTTTCGTCAAAGCCGGTAAGAAAGTGGGGAATGCTATCAAATTGAGATACGCGGCACCACGATAAAAAAGAATCTACTTTATCCCTCTCGGTAATAATACAAGGGAAAGTGCTATTAGTGTATTCTTCTCCCATCTCTTTAGCGTGTATCTTTAAAACATTTGTAAATAGTTCGCGGGCGCATTGCCATACAACAGTAGAACCTGTTCGCGAAGCACTAAAAATAAGTATAGTATCTTTGGGTGTCATTTTTCTAAAAAGCTCTCCATGCAAAATTCGTCGCTTCCACATCCGTCTAATTGAGGTGTTTTAATAGAAGCTCGTTTGCTAAAATTACGATTAGTTATCATCTTGTAAGTTTGAAAAGCTGTAAAATCTTTTCGATTTCGATAATAAATAGACTTTACTTCTTGAGTCGGAAATTTATTTAACTCAGTAAAATCTAAAACAGCATCTCTTAAAAGGTTGTCATATGGGAGGCCGTTGTCTTCTAAAAAGAAAATAGGATTGTAGTAATCAAAGCTGTGCATAAAATTAGCCCCATACTTTAAATTATTTTGATATATAAAGGAGTCATAAAAAGGTATCGCTAACATTAGGTCCTTCTTGGTCCACATTTTTTTAAGATCTGGCTCAGTGATCTTGCCGCCGTGATCACAGAATACTTTAGAATAAATCTTATATAATTTTTTTACGCCCCTATCTCCTTTTGCAAAAATTACTATTTTATGAGAAGGGACTTTATTTTTTTCCACCTCGTATTGCTGGCACAAGTTAATACGAATGCCAAAGATGAGCTTGAGTTTGTTCTCCTCGCATCGTTTCTTCGTTTCGAGAAAGCCGTGCATCGAATCCTCTATGATTACAACTTCTTTTAAACCAGCATCTAGAGCAATATCTATAACACTATCAGGTCCGTTTTTATCTACTTTTGATGGACAGTTAAGGGTCAAGATTGATTTCCCAATACTGTAGTGAGTTTTGAACAATGGTATAACCATATGAAAATAATAAAACAAATAAGAAAAGCTGTCAAGTATAATTCCACCTAGGGCAACCTGCATAACGCATCTTTTTGATATATTGATCAGGGCCACGCTTATTTACAAGCAGATAATAATTTTCAGGAAACTCTGTTTTAATTAATTTTCCCTCTTTATCATATAACGCATAATATTCAAAAGGAAACTTATAGACACAGTGCCACATCGGGTTTCCGTCTTTTTTAAGTTGGCCGCGATATTTAGCAAACCCGCACACAATTTGCCCGCCAAAGCTTCCATCTTTTGGGCGAGGTTTGTCGGCTGCATAGTTTGCTTTAGCATGCCGTTCTGAAAACTTCTCTAGGTAAGCTTGAGATTTAGTAAGTTCAATTTCAAATTTATTTAACTTAGTTGCCGAAAGCTTTTTCATCTTCATAGTGCCTTTGCCATTAAGATCAAATTTTAAAAATAAAAATTCACTGCGTCTGTTTTTGTAATCAGGAAAAAGTTTGCGAACCGCTAGGCAATATATATAATCTTGAAGATTTTTAGTTTCATCTTCTCCTTTGAAAATCTGCTTACTGGTTTTGAAGTCTCTTATTACAGCAGCATGATTCTTTTTATATAAAAAAAGCTTATCAATAAAACCTTTAATACAATAATTTTTTTCATCTTCTTTAATGTGAAGATCAAATTCGTATTCTGTATGGGATTCAGTGGGTTTAATTTTTGCTCCTCCAAAAAAATCATAATTTAACCCAGTTAAAGTCATTTGTTTTATCAGCTCTATGTTTTCATCATCATCTACATCAAGCTTTTTGGCTTGAATGTATACTAAACGCTTGATTGAGTCAACTGCAAATATGTCTTGGGCTTTAATTATTTTAGTGAATTTTTTCTTATGCCTTTGATGGCCCAAACATTCAAAGATTAAATGGCAAATGCTGCCTCTAGCTGCGCCGTCGTTTGTTTTATCTGGTAATTTTAAATGATATTTAGCCCAATAAAGCCAGCTACAAGTTTTGGCGGTTTTAAGCCTACTTGCGGAAAGTTTAACTATAGGTTTAGAATCGCTCATCATCCTTCTAGGTACTTTTGCAAAAAATTAATTTTCGATTGCAATTTTTTCTTATTAGAAATAATACGTGAACCTTGGCGCGATTCCAGCGTTTTGAGTATAAAATTTAATTGTTTATCAGCATTTACTTTCTTGTCGAGCCAAGTTTTAAAGCAATCATTTATATGAAGATCTGAAAGATCATTAGCTTGAGGTAGCTTGATAGATAATTTTGACACGTCAAAAAAGTCCATTAACCTAATGAAGTTTTTTATAGCGGCTTCAAGTCCCACATTGATCTCTTTATGATTGTCATTATTAGCCGCAATTATAATTTGCGCGGGATCTAAAGAAACTAATTGGCAAATCTGTTTGGAGCTCAAAGTTAAACCAAAAGTAACTATATGGTTAAACATTTTATTTTCACTTAAAGCTAAACTGTCCCCTACGCTCTCAACAATTATAACTTCCTTTTTTTTCTGAGTGTCTTCTAAGAAAGGGTATGCGCCATCAATGGGCAGGTAAAGAGGGTATATCCAATTTTTCCGTTGACCAATGTGTTTCCATTTAGGGAAAGTAGATACTTCGGATTGATACCTTAACGAGCGGCCAGTATATCCAATGATATTCTCAGGCACCTTCTCTTGGAAAATTGGAAAAGTATACCGACCATTCATTTTTCCAACAGTAGCGTAACCGCCTTGGTACATCTTTAAAGTATCTAATGATATCTTCTTATCTAAATAAAATTTATGATGAGGAAGTAATCTTTTCAGGTCTTCTGTACTGTAAACTTGATCCATACGAATTTTAACTCTATTATCTTTTTGTTCAACAAAATCTAAATGCGCACCATCTACTTTAACATATTTTTCAATCTGTTTTTTATCACTAGTTCCAAGAGCCTTACCGACTAATCTAAAAAAGGGCTGGTGCTTTCCTTCCTCTACAAAGTCTCGCCAAACACCTGAGTTCTTATAAATTTGTATAGCTGTAGGGTTGTCGCCATTCCTCCATATAGCCGATGTCTGCCAGTAAGTCCCCCTGTCGCTTAACTTAAACCCCAATTGGCTTAAAGCCTCATGGATCTCAGTTGGCTCCAAAGTGGGGTACTGGGTCATCTCCTCCTCCGTTTTGTTCGATTTCTCCATCGGCTTGTAATGCTCCTGCTAGGTCTTGTTGATCGCCAATTTCTTCTGCATTAAAGGCGTTCATATTCAAATGAATTAAATTAGATTTAAGTGAATCGTCAGGCATTCTAACTGGTTCTGTAGCGCGTCGATAACTACGGCCCAAGTGCCGAGCTTTAACATTGATAAGTTTATGCGTACCAAAATTAGGCTCTTCGTCGATTTCATCTAAAGTTTTTTTGCGTAGAATGAACATATGTGAACAAAATTGAGTAATACGGTCCGAAAGAGAAACTATGCTCTCGTCGTCTACAACATTGTCTGCCCTTCTATTATTGACCACTCCTGAGCGGTTACTCTGAACAGAGGTAATCATAGGAATAATCGGCTCTCCATCTTTGAGAATCTCTTTTTGAATGGTACGTTTAAATTTATCTACCATTTCTCCTACTATTTGCCATTCAGATTTATTGTGGCCTTGGGAGTCGGCCGCGGTCTTAATATAATCAAATGAAAATATCATAGGATTTCCTCTGCCCACCGTAGAATAATAGAAACGACGCAAAGCGGCAATCATCTTATCTACGGTATAGCCCCCTACATTAAAATAGTAAAGTTTTATTTTTTTATCTCGGATGTCTGTAAAAGTTTTTCTCACTTTATCCACCGTCTCTTCTCCCATTTGCCTCCATTGCCCCGTTTCTAGGTAATGATGAGGCACTCCTGTATGCGCTGACGCTTGGCGAGTAATGATCTCTTCTTTGCTCATTTCTCCATTGTCAAAATGAAGAATAGGTATATCATGCATCGCAGAAACCTTAGAGCAGAAATCGAGACAGAAACGTGTCTTCCCGACGCCAGAACGGGCCACCACGACCGTTATATTACCGGGCCGCAGTAGAGACCCATAAAGTTCTTGAAGCCTTGGGTGAGGCCCAGAGAGCCCAAATTCCTCCACTGGATTATTGCCACGCTCTTCAATGAATTCCTCAAGTTCATCGTAAATATTTACGGGCTTTTCGGGGCCGTTATCAAATAGGTTCATTTGGTTATTGAACGTCTCGTCCGCTAACTGAATAATTTCAGAAAACTCTGCTGAGGAAGGGATTTTTTTAACTTTGCGGGCAACATCTTGCGCGGCTTCGTATATTGAGCGCCGAATAGAAAATTTCTTAAGCTCTTTGGCTACTTGAAGAACTTGGCTTGCTGAAATAGCTCTAAGGGAAAGCGAATAAATATAATCGGTGATATTTATATCTTGAGGAAAACTGATGTTAAAAGATTGGATTCTCTGAGCTAAAACAACATGATCTACATTGTCACCTTGATCTAAACATTGTTTAAGTGCACAAAATATGGTTCTATTAGTTTGATTATCGTCAGCATAGAAATCGCTTTCGTCAATGAAACTTTGTATTTCAGCATATTTTTCAGGATATTTAATCAATGCCCCTAATAGGTGCATCTCTAAGTCAAGAGAATGAATCATACAGAAGAGAAACTAAAAGGTGAACAAAATTTTGTCAAGCTAAATCGCTAGGATCAGGGTCACAACCCTCATCCATCGCTGTCTTTTCCCCCAACTCCATATCTTGCAGGAACCTCTCAAGGGCTTTACGAAGCCCCATCTCAATAATTTGAGAACTGATTTTGCAATTAATCATAGGTTTGCCGTCACTATTAACGTAAGCTAAAATGAAGCCCCCATCATCACCATTGCCTGTAAATTCAAACATTTTCTCTAAAAAACTTTCTGGAATTGTAAAGGCTTTAAAATCTCCCTCTTCTGACATCTCTATTGTATATATTTTACACTTAAAACTTTAAAAATCTAACATTTTATCCAAGTCCTGCAAAGTATTCTCTCCATCAAAATATTCAAGCAAGACTATTTCATTTAGGTTGCAAAATTTTATTTTATCTTCATCTCTTTTTAACTGCTTTAAATAGTTTATCTTGCTGTTAGCATGCATAAAGGGAACAAATTTTGTATGCTGCCTTCCTTGGACTTCTATAACAATACCTTTAGTCGCATTATAAAAATCAAAAGTCATTCGGCTGCCCGCCAAAGGAAACTCTTCAAAAACTATATCGTGTGACCAATATTTTTTTAAATATTTTTTTACAGAGTTTTGAACCTTGCTTTTGCTACTTGATTCCCAATCAACAAGATATTTTCGTGCTGATTTAACTTTTCGGGTTGAGCCGAATAAAGTTTTAAACACCATAACTAGATGTTAGCATTTTCTTAAAATAATTTAATAGAAAATCTTTAGTTTTTTCATTCTCATCTAAAAATTTAGAGAGTTGATTTTCCCCTTGAATCTTTTCAGGAAATTCTATCTCCTCTTCATGTAGCATAGCTAGAAAATCTTCATCGAATTCAATCCAACCAGCGCCCTTTTTAGTAGCTAAATCCCATAAAAACATCATGTCTAAAATTTCTTTTTCCACCCAAATGCTGCGACCTCCACTGCGCCCATAAATAATTGGATATTGAATAATGCAATTAGTTTTTTCATTCGGACTTTTCTTTACTGTAATTTTAGCATAACGGCCAATAATCTTATTCTTTTCTTGGTCGTATTTTTCGTTGGGCTTTTGGAGTATTTGATCAGTCTTAAACACCGGTTCAAACTCTAAAATAAAATTAGCAAAATGCAATAGAGCGTTACCGCCTGTGGCAGAGGTTTGACGGACAGGAGCTTTGCTGTAAGGATCTAGTTTTATGTCGGCCCTAACCTGACTGATAAAAATAGCCATATGCCCTCTCTTGGCTAAAGCAATACTTACACGCTTCATAAAGTCCGAAGCGATTACAGCTCCTCCTGCAACTTTTTTAGAGTCAATAAAAGGCTTGTCCATATCTCCTTTAGCAATAAGTCCGTCTACTGAATCCAAAATAAAACAATACTTAGTGTCTCCTTCATTTTTTCCTACCAGCATTCTTAATGCTTCCACAACAGTTTCGTAAATGTTGCACTCGAACACAAAACAATTTCCATCTTCCCATTGTTCAGAGTCAAAAACAAAATCCACTCCAGAACGGCTCCGCATTTCTTTACTTAAACGCCCTTCTGCCTTAATGTAAAACCCTCTTCCATTGGGAACATTTTTTAAAAAATTCTTCATGACCTCGAGAGCTTCCGATGTTTTACCTCCTTCATTTATTCCGGTGAACCTATGGAGTCCCGGACCAAACCCTCCTCCTAATTCGTAGTCAACTACAAGGCTTCCGCTTGAAACCTTATAGTCGTGCTCGTCTTCATAGTTATAGTGGTCTTTTTCGTTATTCTTAAGAAAAGAACCTATTAACTCATTGGGAGTTAATTCCTTACTTGTCGTCTTCTTTGTTCTAGCCATTTAAAAAATCTTTAATACTTCTTGGTTTGCGCTTGATTATAACGTCTTCGCCCGACTTTTCTTGTGAAAGTTCAACTTTATTGTCTTCTTTAACTTTATAATTTGACTGTTGGTATTTTTTTATAAGCTCATCCTTAAAAGGGTAATTAAAAAATTGAGCAAAACTAAATAGTTTCTGCTCCTTCATGAATGAAGATGAGGCTCCAGTTTTTACCTTGATGAAAATAGATTTAAAATTTACTTTCAACCAAAAATCTTCGTCGGGATATTCATCAATAAGTCTTTTTAGTAAGAAGCTTTCTTTTTGCCAAAAGCGCCGTAGATTAGTTTTAGGAATATGCAAATGCTTGCGTACAATTTCACGGCGAAGAGCTAAAATAGACTTTGGTTTCTCCGTATAAGCAAATAAAGTTCCTAATTTAGATAAAAAAGCTCGGCGATACGTTTTTCTCTTATCAAAAGTTAAGCTATCTAATTTCACAAGCACCAGCTTGTGCTTTGAAACAGTGAATGTCAAGAAAAAAAGAGGACCTTAGGCCCTCTTTTAGTCGTTTTTTTTTAGGTAGTTTTTAACGCAAACCTTCTGCGCGTTGTTCGGCTGATCTCAGTTGCGGATTTTTTAATCTGTCTTTCTTCATTTGCTCCTGTATCTTGTCATCGATCTCGTAACCTTCGTAATTGATAGGTCGAGTATCTTGGAAGACTGTACCCACATCTTTGCGATCAACGTACTTGTCGGGGAAAACAGCAATCTGAGTGGCATCAGCTAGGTCAAACTCCTTTTTAATCGTATTGGGCAATGCCGCGACAAATTTTGCCCCTTTCTTTTTCACGAAGGTAACTAGCTTTCTTTTAAACTCATCATAGGACATGTTCCCGGACATCCTACCAAAATTAGAAACTGCATCTGGAACATCTGCAGGGGTGACAATCGGGAAACTACGGTTTCCCGGGAAAAGAAAATCACTATCTTTTAAATTAGATCTTTTCTTACCTCCAAAAAACTTCTGTGCCGCCTCCTCAATGTCAACTTCTAAAACATTATCATCCTTAACTTGCATTGTGACGCTCTCTCTGGCAGCATTGGCCAACCGAGATTTGTCAAATGTTTCATCATACTTCAAATCTTTAATCATAATACCTTTCTTTTCAGATGGCTTGCCTTTTTGAAGCTTTTTGATTTTAGATTGGTCGTCTTTAATAGCGTCTTTTTCGTGCTCTTTTTGTTGTTTCGGGGTATCGCGCTTAAGCTCTTTTGTGTCTATTTTCTCCCACTCTTTTTTAGTCTTGGCCGCCTTAGACTCCTCTTTTTTTTCTGATTTAGTATCGGAATCTTTCTTATCCCCGTCTTTTTTCTTACGAATCATTTCTAAGAATTTTTCTCTAGCAGCTTTTTGCTTGCCGCTAGCAGCATCAGATTCACTTTTAACATCTTTGACATCTTCTTTTTCATCCTTCTTAAGGCTTTCAATCTCTTTTTTGAGGTTCTTCACTGCATCCTCGTGATGCTTTAGGCGCTCTTTAAGCGTTTCGCTATCCAGCTCTCCCTTATCTTGGCGATATTCTTCTCTTTCTAAGCGCTCTTGCTTAGTTTTATCACTTGCTTCAGATTTATTTAATTTTTGCAGACTCATTTGTTTTTTCTTTTAAAGGTTTGACTTTAGGTTTGCATTCGTCTTTCTTCTTAATTATATAATAAATTTTAGATTTAGGACAAAATTTCATACTCAATATACTTTACACCAACTTAAGCGCGCGTAGAAATTAAAAAAATTAATAAAATCTAATAGTTCCTGAGGTCTTAGGGGCGATAGAGTAGTCATAAAATATAGGCCTTTTGGGCTTTTCTTTTGTAGGGGATGCTTCAGCTCCTAAAAGCTCACTTAATTCAGCTTTCAACTCCTTGTTATGGCTTGGATAAGCAGGTAAATGAACTTCAAAATTATCCAAAGTTAAGTCAAGCTCAATAGGAAGAAGCAGTCTTCCCCACTCTTTCATTTTTTCCACATTATTATGGTCTTTGTAAAGCAAATAAAGATCCCATAAAGGTTCTGCACGGTGTGGGGCAATTAAATGAGCAGATGTGAGGTCTTCGATTCGCCTTTCTTCATCGTCAACTCTATTTTGTAGAAAGGAACGATAATAGAAATGAGACCACTCAGGGCCGAAATGTTTTATTAATTGATCATAGTAGTAAATACCTCTTCTAATAAAATGATCGACCGTTTCTTTTCCGTAAGGAAAGTACTGAAAACACCAGCTTTCATGAACTCCGTAACCTGTGAAGACAAAAGATTTGCAAAGATAAACTAAATGATAAAATTCATCTTGAATCGTAGAGCCTTGGGCTAATCTTTCATGTAATTGAACTTCTAGCTTATAAACATCTTTTAAAAATTTCAAGGGATCTTCATAGCTGTTTCCTTTTTTTTCTAGAGAAAATTGATGAAAAGAAAACGGAAGGCATTTTTGGGAAAGGGGAGTTCCATCTTGACAGTGAATTGTCTCATGTGCTTCGTCGTCTTGCCAATAAAATTCTTTATTAAAATTCCAAAGCCATGTCCGAGGAGTAAGGTAGTCACCGCTTCTATAAATTACATTATGGGAAACAGCATCGTTAATTAAAGCCCAATCAAAATCTTCGTCTACTATAAGGGCTTCATCTGCGTCTTGTCTTAATATATAGTCACAGCCATGATCGGTGTCACATAAAAAATTCCAAGAGTGTTGCCGGTTAATTCCATGCCCTTTCCATCCTATTTCACTTTGATATAATTTGCCCGGAATACCTTCTCTTTGAAAAAAATCTTCAATTATCTTTTGGGTTCCATCTGTGGAGCCATTATCTACTAGCACCCAATAATCAATATAATCTACAACAGAGCTTAACATCTCTTCTATAATTGGAGCCTCGTTTTGAACGTGAGTCCAGAGACATATTTTCACTTGATTCTGTTTTCTAGCCATTTATTTTTCCTACTTTAGATAGAACTTGCCCTATAGCCGCATCCATGTCAAGATATTTATAAGTAGCTAACCTTCCTAAAAATAAAACTCTTGATTGGTGTTTAGCGAGCTGGGCGTATTGTTTATATGCGTGACGATCTGCTTCAAAGTTTTTGGGATAAAAAGGTATATTTTCCTCGGTATGTTCGCAAGGAAGCTCTGTGGTCAGTATTGTTTCTCCGTTACCTAGCACGACATTGTTTATATAAGAATAATCAACTGTCCGAGTATGTTCAACTTTTTTATTGCACTCATTAATTTGAAAGCATCCTTGGCGAGGACCTCTTTTAAAGTCTATTTTAAGCGAACGATAACCTAAGGAACCTCTAAAATATTGAAAATAAGCATCTAATTTTCCAGTATAAACTAATAAATCAGTATTATATTTTCTCCAGCTATCCTTATCTGCATTTAAATGAACCGGAATGCCTTCTAGCATAGAGTTAATAATTTCAGTATAGCCATGAGTAGGCATGCCGGTATATGTGTCGTTGTGGTAGCAGGGGTTAGTGGAATTTCTTATTTTAGGGACTCGATTTTTAATAGTGTTCGGAAGCTCGTCCCAAGGTAAGCCCCACATTTTTTCACTATAATCCTTGAAGACTAAATCAATAATCTCCTCTTCGCTTTTGGAGCCTACAATATTTGCTGACTCTATATTAAAGGGCAAAGGAATGAGGCCTTCGTTTGTGTTAGCCTTGACGACATGACAATATGGAATAAACTCTCCAAATTGATTGATAAAATCCCATATTTTTTTATTATTTGTATGAAAAGAGTGAGGTCCATATTTATGAACTGTCATTTTCTCTTCCGTGTAATCAAAACAATTTCCCGCAATATGATCTCTAGATTCAAAAACCTCTACATCAAAGCCTTTATTTTTTAAGAGGAATGCTGCCGTGGCTCCCGATAAACCTGCCCCTACAATTAGGGCTTTCATGGTACATCTAAAAAATTATAGTAAGCAAATTTATTTTTTAAAAACAAAAAATTAGGATGTTTATTATAAAGCTCTTCAGCGAACATCCCATCAGCCTCGTAGTAGCTTTCCTGAAAGCGTTGTTTTTTTATAAAAGATATGTTATATATTAATTGAGCTGTATCGACATGATAAGTTTTCATATTAAACGCCTCTGCCAATAATGGGATAGAGCCGTTAAAGCGCAAAGATCCATTTGAGGTTTTCTGGCTTAGGCAAGCCGCAGCATATTTTTCGTCCAACAAATTTTCTATGCCGCAAAAATCAGATGAAATAATATTATCATCATCATTAAAATATATCCATTGAGCTTCAGGTAAAATATTATCTAGCATATAATTCCTATGGCCATGCCCCACGGCTCCATCCGATTGATTTCGGTGGAAATATATACCTCGAGAAAATAAAGATTTTATTTTTATTTTAAGATAGTCAATAAAAAAAATATTAGAAGATTTTTGAAATAATTTTTCATCAAAAATAATATGCCATCTACAATTCTCATTAAAATTTTTCTCTATTGAGGCCGCTATTTTAAAAAGATTATATGGTCGCGAGCACGGAGTTACAATGTCTATTGTATTTTTCATTTCCACGGAGGACCACTAATCCATGAAACTATCGAATAGCGATTCCCGGACTCTAAAGGAGTTACCTCATGTTGCAAAATAGATGGGAAAAAAATGACAGTTCCTTGGGTTTTATCGGGATATAAAAGTTCTCCTCCCGGATTTATAACTAAATCTCCTCCTGTATAATCTTTAGGGTTACTTAATTGCAATACGACGCTTAATTTTCTGTGGTAATTCCAAGGGCCAATATCCACATGATAACCATATTTAGCCCCTTTTCCTTCGTATTCGGTGAACTGTAAGTGCTCAGTAAATCCGCAGATGTCTAACTTGTAAGTCTCGTTAGCTTCAATCGATAAATCTCTTATCCTTTCATAAATCCAACTAGTGCTTTCATTAGGGGGAATCCAACGTATAGTGCTTTTACGGTACTCATTACCATCTCCTGCAAAAGTAGTTCCTCCTTGTTTCTCGTACTCTTGAGCTAAGCTTATAATATTTTTGCATTCATCAGAAGAAAATGCCTCTTGAAACCAATAATAATTTAAAAGCTGAGGCCCTCCATCTTTAGTACGGGTTCCGAAAAACGGCAAGTCTCCTGACGCATGAGCTACTCTATCGGCGGATATCATGTTTTATATTAAAAATCATCATCTAACATTCCAGCATTTTGATAATTCTTTTCTCGGCGCTCAAAAAATGCAGCTATACCGGTTGCGTCTTGGGCTTCTCCCAGCCATGGGAAAGGGTTTTGCGCGCCCTCGTACATTTCAGGAAGACCTATGGAGGATACCCGAGTATTGGCTAAATATTTTATATAATCCATCAGCATATCAGCGGTAACGCCCAATATACCATTCGGCAAGATTTCTTTAGCATACTCTATCTCTATTTTAACTCCTTCTTTAATAATATCAAGGAGTTCTTCTTGGAGCGATTTGGTCCACAAGGAAGGGTAATCATCTTTAATTTTATTAATAACATTAATGCCGAATTCTACATGGATTGATTCATCTCTTATGGTATAATTGATTTGATCGTACAATCCGGTTAATTTATTTTGCCGTCCTAGTGACATAATAAGTGCAAAATTACTGAAAAACCATGTACCCTCCATTATCAAATAAAAAGTCACCATATTCTTAAGAAAAGATTGTTTGCCTTCTTTTGTTTCTATATCAAAATCTTTATCGAATTTTTGAAGACGCTTGGCAACAAATTGATTTTTATTCTTGATAGTTTTAATGTTTTTATAAGCTTCAGCTACTTCGTCTACATTCAGATTGTAAGCCTCGCAACAAACCGCTACCGTCCAATTATGTAAACTTTCTTCAAAATTTTTGCGTAACAAATACTGGCGGCATGCACCATCTGTAATATACCTATATTCTACTGTATCAATAGAATTAGAAACCATAGATTCTCCCATGGCAAAGAGCCCGAGAGTTCTTTTCACAAGAAGCTTCTCGTCATCTGTGATAAAGCCATTGTTTTTCCATTGTTTTATATCGTTGGACATATCAACTTCTTGAGGCATCCAATGATTAGCACAGCCTTTCCTCCATAAATCAATCGCCCATGTATTAGGGGACTGTATTAGCTGGCTGACTCCAGCCTTGTTTGCGTCTAAAATTTTACTCATAAATCAGCCCTCGCACATTTCGCAGCTCTCTCCTGCTGCAGCAGCAGCCTTAGCGGCTTCAATTTTTTCCTGAAACTCTTCCAAGCTTTGCGTGGAGGGTTGTTCGGAGGTTACTTTTTGTATTTTAGACGCAGCTTTATTTCTCAAGTAGTAAGTAGATTTAAGTCCAGAGTTTGAACTGTGCAAGTAGATGTCATTTAAAAATTTTAGACTAGTTTTACCATTGTATAAATTAAATGATATTCCTTGGTCTATCCATTTTTGCCTAGCCGCAGTAGCCTCGATAAGTTTTTGCTGATCTCTATCAAAAGCTGTTTTATATATAGCTTTTAAGTCTTCTGGAATGTTAAGGAGTGACACGTCACCGTCAGCTTGCTTAAGTGCTTCAGCTATCTCGCTATTCCACAGTCCTCTGCTTTTCATATCATCCACAAAATTAAAATTAACAATATAATAATTTCCACTTTTATTTTCATACCTAAATAAAACGGAAAAGAACGGCTCAATAGACTGTTCGCAGCCCACTTGGTAAGCAATAGATGCGTTAGGAGCAATAGCCATAGTGTTAGAGTTTCTAATGCCATGTTTTTTTATACTATCTCTAACGGGCGTCCAGTCTAGTTTTGTTTTGGATGTCTTTGATCCTTTCCATTTCATCAGAACATTCCATGTGTCGATAGGTAGCTGGTTCTGGCTCCAAGTAGACCCTTCATAGGAGGCGTATTTTCCTCTTTCACGAGCTAACTTAGACGAAGTAAGAATAGCATGATAAGAAATATACTCCATTAATTCGTCGGCAAACTCAACTCCATCAACTGAATCTTGCTGAATTCCAAGCTTGGCGTAAGCATCAGCCCATCCCATAGTGCCCATACCAATTGGTCGGTGCCTCATATTTGCATTGTAAGCCTCTTTTGTGGGATAAAAGTTTATATCGATCACATTGTCTAAAGCACGAATTACTTTAGAAACTGTATCGGCTAAAAGTTTTTTATCTAATTTGCCTTTCTTTACGTGGTTAGATAAATTAAGCGAACTTAAATTACACACAGCCGTTTCCCCTACTGACGTTTTTTCTCCATCAGAATATTGTGAGTGCTTAGTGTGAAGATAAATTTCTGTGCACAAATTTGATCCATGTAGAGTTCCTTCATGAATATTTGAATACCTAAAATTAGCATTATCTTTAAAAGTTATCCAAGGATGGCTAGTTTCAAATAAAGATTTTAATATCTTTTTCCATAAATCTTTAGCTTGCATAACCTCGAAGTTTTTAATTTCGCCACTTTCGACAAGAGATTCATAATATTTATACCTTCTTTCAAATTCCTCACCAAAAAGTTCGGTTAAGTCAGAAACGTCAGAGGGGCAAAATAAAGTCCATGGTTCATTGTTTTGAACCCGTTTAAAAAATAGATCGCAGCACCACAAGGCTGTGTTTAAATCATGGCAACGCCGACGCTCTTCTCCTCCTACTTTACGCAAGTCAATAAAGTCTACAACGTCTAAATGCCAAGGTTCCAAATAGGCACAGCCACTTCCCCTCCGCTTTCCGGCTTGGTCGCACGCTACTAACATGTCATTATATATTTTTAGCCAAGGTATTAAACCGGAGCTTGTCCCATTGGTTCCTTTTATATAAGAACCTGTAGCTCTGATTTTAGAAACATGAAAGCCTAGGCCTCCTGCGTATTTAGACTTACGAGCTTCTTGCCATAAACCGTCAAAGATTCCGTCTACGCTATCGTGAATTTCAGATAAGTAACACGAAGACAATTGATTATGAGTAGTGCCTGAATTAAAAAGCGTAGGAGTAGAAGGTGACGCAAGATGCTGGCTGTAAATATCATAAAGCTCTTTTGCTCTGCGTTGCGGGTCATCTTCATTGAAACATAAGCCCATCGCCACTCTCATATAGAATGCTTGAGGGGTTTCGATCACCTTATCTTCATCGCGAAACAAGTAGCGATCATAAATATTCTTTATCCCTACATATTTAAAAATTAAATCTCTATCTGGTTTTAAATATTCAGATAAATCCTTAAGATCATATTGAGTCAATCGTGCATCAAGCGCCTCATCTTTTATTGCTTTTTTGATGTTTTTAACAAAGACAGAACGATAGTCTGCATCAAAGGTATCTGCATCTACACTCTCGCGCAAAACTTCCTTGTAGAGAGTACTTAAAACAACGCGAGCCGCAACAAAAGAATAATTAGGCTCTTTATAAATCTTTTGTCGAGCTGTAAGCTCTATGCTTTTATCAATTTCAGAAGTCGGTATTTTATCATAAAAAGTGGTTTCCATATCTAAAACCACCTCACTCGCTGATACTCCGGAAAGATCTTCACATGATCTTTCTACAAATCTGTTAATTTTATTTACCTCGAAGTTCTCTAAGCGACCATTCCTTTTTTTGACCCGAATTTGTTTACTCATTTTGACCTTATATACTTTACACTCCAACTTAGGAGCTCAACTGCCAAAAGTTTTAACTAATTCTACATCTTTGTCAATCATTCTTTTTACCAAATCATCAAAAGACACATTTCTCTTCCATTTTAAGTCTTTTTCTATGGCGGCAGGGCTCCCTAGGAGTAACTTTACCTCTGCTGGACGAAAGTATTTAGAGTTAATACACACAATAGGGTCACCTGTCTCGGGATTAAAGTATTCTACCTTTTGTCCGTCTATTTCAGTTGCATTTAATTGAAAAGGGATATTCGCATGTAAAAGCGCCTTTTCTAAAAACTCTCGAATTGTATGGGTTTCCCCGCTGGCTATTACATAATCCTTAGGAGAATCAAAGTTAGGATTATATTCTTCTTGGTTTACCATTCTCCAAATGCCCTCAACATAATCTTGAGCATGACCCCAGTCGCGTTTCGCCTCAAGATTGCCTAACTGTAACGGTAAAGGTTTTTTTCCTTTATCGATAAAACGTTTTAGTAGGGCTACTCCTTTGGTGATTTTTCTAGTAACAAATTCTTCTCCTCGGCGTTCTCCTTCATGATTGAACAGCCAGCCTTGAACTGCATATAAATTATAGCTTTCTCTATAAACTTTAACCAAGTGACGAGCTCCAGCTTTTGCTGCTCCGTAAGGAGAGCGCGGACGTAAAGGGTGAACTTCATCTTGAGGGCTGTATAAAACATCACCAAATTCCTCGCTCGTTCCCGCATTGTAAAAACGAGTTTTAGGTGAAAATTTCCTAATTGCTTCTAAAATATGCAATACCCCTGTGGCGTTAACATTCCAAGTAGCTACAGGTATATCCCAACTTGCACCAACATAACTTTGTGCTGCCACATTTATAAAATAGTCGGGACTGTATTTTTGAATTACATTTTGAATTGATTCGTTATCAGTCAAATCGAAATACACTTTTTCAAACCTAGGGTTATCAAAATGATGCTCAATATTAACATAGTTGGGTGACGAAAGTCTGCGAAAGCATCCTACGATGTGGCAATCTGTATTTTCTAGCAGATAGTCTACTAAATGGCTACCGTCTTGACCTGTTACTCCTGTTACTACTACTTTAGTTTTCATTGATTAATTTTGTTTTGTTGTGCTATATACCAATTATATGTCTTCTTAAGGCCTTCTTCAAGAGAAGTTTTAGCCTCGAATCCAAATTTTTCTTTTGCCTTGCTGGTATCAAGGCATCGTCGTGGTTGTCCATTAGGGCGCGCAGCGTCCCATACAATTTCTCCTTCATAGCCTACTAGCTTCTTTATTGTTTCCGCTAATTCTTTTATCGACGTTTCTTTCGCTGCTCCTATATTAATGGGCTCGGGGCTGTCATAGTTACAAAATGCTTTCCAAATAGCATCAGCGCAGTCACCCGCATACAAAAACTCGCGAGATGCGGAGCCGTCTCCCCAAAGGCAAACAGCGGGCTCATTTTTTTCTTTTGCTTCGTGAAATTTTCGTAGCATTGCAGGAATAACGTGAGAATTCTCAAGATCAAAGTGATCATGCTCACCATACATATTTACAGGAATCAAATGGATTATATTCTCATGGTATTGCTGATGAAACGCTTGAGCGCCTACTAATAAATTTTTCTTAGCTAAGCCATAAGGAGCATTCGTTTCTTCTGGATATCCATTCCATAAGTCTTCCTCCTTAAAAGGAACTGGCGTATGCTTAGGATAGGAACATACGGTGCCTAAGGTTACTGTCTTTCTGATTTCCGGAAGCTCATTAGTAACCCGAAGCACATTAAGGCTCATCTGTGCATTGTTTAAAAAGAAATCGGCAGGCTTCCGTTGATTAATACCAATTCCCCCGCATTGAGCAGCCAAATGTATAATAGATGTAATCTCATTATAATAGCAATAATAGTAAAGCTCTTGATAATCAAGACAGTTCATCTGCGCACTTGAAGGGGTAAAAAGCTGATAAAGGTCAGTGCCTTTGTAATTAATCTCAGAATTAATTAAATTAATTTCATGGGCCATTTTGGTGGTTAAATGGTTACCTAAAAATCCGCTAGCTCCAGTTAATAAGATATTCATAAATTATTTCCACTTTCCATAAGAGGGGTCTGCCGCTCTTTTTCGCCTCATGTATTCTCTCTTTTGAAGTCGACGTTTTTCAATATTTTCTTCGTCGTATTTTTTTTGAGCCTTAGCTATAGCCTTCTTGCCTTTCTTGCTTTTAGAATACTTTTCTTGGTTTTTATTCTTCATATACTTTATTAGACTTTTTGAGATTTTGTTTGCCCCACATCGGCTGCAGGTTGGTGTAATGGTTCGGGTAATTCCCTTTAAACTTAGAGATAGGAATTATATGATCAATATGCCAACATCCTTCATGGTCGTTGTTTTCTCCTGACCCGTAATTGTCCCAATTCATTCCTTGTTCAAATTGAGAGCTAAGATGTTCAACAAGTTCTTTCCGCGTACATCCTACTTGTTTAGAAAAATGATGGTCTTTCGCTTTCTTAAGAAACTTTTTTAAGCGATTTCTCACGTTATTATAAGCCCTAGCTTCTGGCTTTGATCGATATTTTTTCTCGTAAGACCTGCGTTTTTCTCTATTGTTTTTATTGTACTCTCTAATTGAATTTAAAAGGCCTTCTTTTTCTTCTATCGTCATGTTATCATATGCGGCTTTAGCTTTGCTAGCTTCGCAATCGAGGCAGCGATAGTTTGATTGACCATTGCCATAATTTAGATTCCTAAAATCTTCAAAAGATTTTATTTCGCCGCAATATCTGCACGGCTTCATTTTGTTCTCTTCATCTGTATAGTAATAAAAGAACGGCTTATTGTTTTTTTCGCCCATAGAAGCCCACCCTTCTTCTTCTAACTTTTTAAATTTTTCTAAGCTAATAGTTTGTTTTGACGTTCCTTTAAAATGGCCTTTTAGCATTTGGTCAACTAAATTAAAAAAAGCTTTCTTTTCTACAAGGTATTTAAAAAAAGTCTCACCCAAATTAGAGGGAACATCGTAAATCTGTATAAGATTAGATTTTTCTTTTGTAAAAAGCAAATCTTTTGCTCGTTTAATCTTGTCTCCCTCGATTACTGATTTTTTACGCTTGCTGTTTTTCCCGTAAGAATCACTTAACAATTTATGCGCCACAAGTACATCATGACATTCTTTCATTGTCATACATTCTTCTGGAGTAAGTTCGTAGTTTAGTCGAAGATAATTTTCTATCCTTTTATCAATATACTTTTGTAAGTTCTTTATAGTGTAATTGAAAAAATTTCCCAAACTTGGGACAAAGATATCGCTTTCGCTTAAGCAGTCTTTACATATCTCTTCAATGATCGCCGATCGTATAATCTTGTCTTGCGACAATTTAAGATCTATTGTATAAAAATTATCAACACTCACCTCTTTAAGGCAGCAGCTACATTCTATCGTATAGTCATCCATAATCTATCGTCCACTATCTTTCGGTTTTTTGTCGGAAAATTTTTTTTACTTGCTAATTATTTTACTGATTCCGGGGCTGAGGCCGATCCTGATCCAGTTTTTACGGCTGTCATATGGCAATGAGAGGCCTCTCTTGTAACTGATGTTATGCTGCGGGAGCAATTTGTCTAGATAAAAATTATCATGGCTGTCGTTTATGTGAATCCAGCTTACATTACCGTATTTTATGTCATAGTAAGCAAGTTTTTTCTCTTGTAGCAGTTGCTTTTCATTTAAGACAATATTAATATGTTCTTTTTTGATATGAGGGTGGGAAATCAAAAAATTTATATATTTAAGGCTAGCGCCCGCAACAGGGAACGAAGGGCGAATTTTTTCAAGGTGCCAAATGTTAAAAGGAGAACTTATTACATAACCGCACCGTGATCCGGCAGCTCCCCATGCTTTAGAAAAAGTTTTGCATACAAATAAATTATCATAAACTTGAGTTAAATGTGAGGCGCTTTCTCCGCCAAAATCAATATAAGCCTCGTCTAATAAAAGAGGCACATCTTTGTTTTCTAGCTCTTTACATAAAAAGTGAATGTCATCGAGAGACTTGAGCTTTCCAAAAGGAGAATTAGGGTTAGCCATAATAACTAACGAAGTGTTATCTCTAACTTCGCTGAGAAAAGACTCTAGATTAAAATCTAAGTCTCTATTATACTTAACCTTAACGCAATGAAGATTGTTAGTGTTTGCATAAACTTCGTACATTGGAAAACATGGGTCATTAATTATCACTTCTCCATAGGGAGTTGAAAATAAATCAAAAATACTTTTAATAATTTGGTCCGACCCAAAGCCTAGGCTTATATGGGAAAGGGGCAGTTCCTCTAAAGCAGCAATTGAATCTTTAAGGTAGGTATAATCATGTTCTGAGGGGTAGCATATAAAATCCTCTTGGGTTAAAGTTTTTAAAAATTTTTTAAAATCTGCTTCAGAAAAATTTATAGGCCTCTCTCCCATGTCAAGCCTTAAGCCTGAAACATTATTTGTCCGGTCTGCAAATCTTCGAGTTACATTATTTAAATAATTCATTTTAATTATTGACCTCCAACTCCTCTAGCAAAGGAGAAAGCTCTTTATAGGAGCAGTTCTTACAATGAGAAGTTGGTGCGTTTGATTTGCAGCTATTAGCAATATGTGTAAGTTGGGGGGAAGATCTAATGTGTTCTATATCTTCTCTAAAAATATTACCTATGCTTTGTGCTCCCGTATTAAGGCAGCAGATTTTTACGTCGCCCTCTACTGTGACATAAAGGCCTTTGCGCGGCCAAAAGCAATCCGACCAAGTCCATGGTGATTTGCCTTTAATATAATCTTTATATCCTTTAAGGTAGCTTAATTGATGCTCAGAATAGCCCCATGTATTAGAGTTATTAGTTATAGAGTTGTCTTCGGACCAATCTTGTGCTATGTTTAATCTGAAATCATCCAAATTGTACTCCAATTGAAACGCATTAATTTTTGGTATGTCAAAAATATTTTGTTTATTTACAACGTAATTAATTACAACTTTGCATCCTGATCTATTTAGGAGTTGAAAGTCCTCTAGAAACTTTATAAGTTTTTCCCATTTAGCTGGAGAGCGGTCCCTTTCGTAGTTTTCCTTGTATCCGTCAATAGAAAAATAAAGCATATCAATGTTCTTCATGGTTTGCTCTAATCTAGAACGCATCTTTGAACCTTTTGATATGTTATATTGACAATTCGTAGCCACTATGACTTTTGACTTAGGAAAATACCTTTTAAATTCTTCCGTTATGCGATCGAACTGTGGATGGAGCATGGGCTCTCCCATTCCCATTAATTTGCATTCCCTTATGGGGTGGTGCTTGATTCTCTCCAACATATTTGTCCATTTAGAAAGGGGCATGTGGATAAGTTTCGAAACGACTTCGTTTCGGTTACAAAACGAACAGTTCAAATTACAATAATTGGTTGTCTCTAGATACGCGTATGTAATTTTATCCATCTTTATTTTTCTCCCAGTCTTCTAATGTTCCCCAATCTAAAAAACTTGTAGCTTCAATATATGAAAAGACAGCGGCCCCGGTTAATATCATGTGGGAAAAAATATGGCTAACATAAATTTCTTGATTATGCAAACAAACAGAACTACTAGTGACATCTTTATAGGAAGTGCAATATTGATCAGCATCACAAGAATAAACTCCTACGCAAATATCATTTGATACCATTTTTTTCTCTATGATATCTTCAATTATGTTGTGGTTATTTTTTTTGATAAAGCTTTTAGCCTCAAGCCTGCTTACTCCGCTATCTATTTTTACTTTTAGTCCTACGATATAGTTTTCCGAGCTTGTGACCCCGTAGTTAACAGCGCAATCACAATCTTTTATAACGATAGGTCCGCTCACGGAGCAATCTTCAATGGTTTTGTATACGGTCTCAGACGCTGATCTAGTGGGAGAGTCAAGAATAAGCACATCTACTCCCCATTTTAAACGAGAATTTAAAAAATCAAAAGCCCCCCACTTGTCTTGCTGCTCTTGTGTGATAGTTACTATAGTTTGCTCAAATTCTTGAGGGATGGCATCTATAACCATTTCAATCATGGACTCTTTATGGTTATTCTCAAGCATCCATTTTGGTGGTAAGTTTGGGAATCGACTAGATTTGCCCGCGCAGGGAAGTATTAAAGTGCTCATAAATGTTTTAAAAGCTGGCGGAAATTTGGCAACAAAAAGTCTTTAATTACAGGGGTGGTGCTGTACGGTAAAATCCGTAACAACTGAAAAGGTATTAGCCTTTTATATATTTCTTTATCTTGGTGGCTCCAAGAGTCTTGAAATTGTTTAAGTATGATTATGTTCTTAATTAAAGGTACATTGTTATTTTTTCTCCATGACCATCCCGTCATAAGGTCTAAGAAAAGTTTTGATTTATCTATAAAGCTGCTACTTAAAAACGAATCTAAAAAATCAATCAAATATATTTTATTATTTTTTATTATAATATTCTCAAAGCTTAAATCCCCGTGACAATAAGAAGAGGGAAGTATAGACCAATCAAAATCAGCGCAGTAATCTAAAAAACTATGCATATCGTCGTGGAGTCTGCTTTTTAGTTTTTTTATTTTTGATTGCATTAAGGTATTAGATTGGATTGGCTCATTGCCTTCGTGAATGCGAAAAACACTCTTAAGTATTTTAATCGAATCTTCCGGGTGATTGGTTGTAATAAAATCTTGCAACGAGCGTCCTTCTATGTACTCCATATCAAAATAAAACAAGTCTCCCGCAAATCCAGAAGAATAAACTTTGGGTGTGTTTATTTTGGGATGATTAAATTCTTTTTGCTTATGGAATTGTTGCTCTAAACGAAAATTATAATTTTTGTCTCTGGAGATTTTTCTTACCAGAAGCAAGCCTTCGGTGTCACTTTTTGCTAAAGATATGTGGCAGCCAGAATGGCCTTGCAGCTCTTTAACTAGTTCCATGTTGGCGTATCCACTCATGAACTTGCATTTTAGGTTTGTATCCAAGTTTAGCGGTCGCTTTTGATATGTCGGCTAAGGTAGTTTGAGCTTCGCCTTGTCGAGGGGGAATAAAGGTATAATTGGGACTAATGGATGCAGCTATATCAAGAATAGAGGTATTAGTTCCTGAGCCCACATTAAAAATTTCCCCATAACAAGATTCGTCAGAAGTTTCCATTGCTTTCATGTTCGCTTGGAGGGCGTCAGAAACATGGGTAAAATCTCGTTTTTGAGAACCATCTCCTACAATGGTCAGCTCTTCACCTGCATCGCGTTGGCGCAAGAATATTCCTATCACAGGGGCATATTGTCCTTTTAGCGGCTGCCTCTCTCCATAGATATTAAAATATCTAAGTATGACAGTTGGGAGGCCCCATAAGGTATAGTACATCTTGCATAAGTCCTCTGCTCCGACTTTGCTAACAGAATATGGATTAAGGCAATCACGAGTCATCTCCTCATTGAGTGGGGGAGAATTTTTCAGGCCGTACCCTGCTGATGTTGAGGAGTAAATAACCTTACCTACCCCGTGCTCTTTTGCTGCTTGAAGTACGTTACATGTCCCGACAAAGTTTACCTTACAGGCATCTTGAGGCCTTTCAAGCGTAGGCTGAATTCTGGATTCGGCGGCTAAATGAAATACAGTAGAAGCTCCCTTAAAGGCTCCTTCTATCGCTCCGTAATTAAGAATGGATTCTTCTAAATATGTTGCGTTAGGATTTTTAAAAAATTCCTCATTGCACTCTGCTGATAGGTCATCGATGACAATTACTTCATGGCCTCTTTTTATTAGCTCGTCCACAATGTGAGAACCGATAAAGCCACATCCGCCGGTTACTATTGAAATGTTACTCATAAGTTTTGACTCATTACTCCCGTAGGGTCTGTATTGATTTTAATGTAAGGGTGGCGATTGTCAAGTTTTATTTTTTTATTTTTTTCAGTAATTGCTAAAAAGTAGCCTCCTCCTCCGGCACCACAAAGCTTATGGGCTTTTACTAGTTTATTTTTATTTAAAGACGAGTCTAAATTACGTAATGGTTCGCTCCCGATAATCTCTGGGCTTGTTTCTTTTTTTATTGCCCAGCTTCGGTTGATGCAAGTAAAGACTTCGTTATAGTTATTAGTTAGTAAAGCCTCCTGCATACGGTTTACTTCCTTTAAAAGAGGTTTGGCGGCGGATAGATCCAGAGACTGTAATATTTTTGTAGATTCTCGCTGGATATTTGTATATATTAAATAAAAATCAAAATACCTAAAAATAGAAATGGGCAACTTGGTAACTTGAAAGTTGTTATGATTGTCAAAATGCATCATTTTGAACCCTCCTATCCCGCATCCAAAAGGATCTTGATACCCGGTAAGTGGATTAATTTTAGATTCTAACTTATGGGCTATTTGGCATATATTTTCCTGCGTCATTTTAAAACCATATAAAGAATTTATGCCGGAAACAAGGTTGAGAATATAAGATGAAGAAGATGCTAGCCCCGATCCAAAAGAAAAGACATCCGCATGTAAAGAAACTTTCAAGGGTTTAACATTAAAAAAATCTAATACAATTCTCACTACATCGTTCTTTATTTGGTTTATATTGTCACAGCTTTCAAAAGCCGTATAAGAAATAAGATATTTTTTTGTATGATTGTTAAACCCATTTACATCCTCGTGTAATGTAGAATATGTATATAAATCGGGAGTGAAGCTGATTACCTTCCCTTCTCCATACTTATCAATGAAAGCAGGAGAATCTGTTGATCCTCCTGATAAAGAAACACGGAATGGACATTTACTAATTACCACTTAAGCGTTTTCTTAGTTCTGATGAGGACCAATCGTGGTTGCGCTCATGATAAATAACACCGCTAGAAAACTCTTGCCCAGTGGCTTTTTTACCTCTGTAGTCAGAACCTAGAATTCTAATGTCAGGATTAAGCCTCTTTAAGATATTAAATAACTGTTTCTCTGTCTCATAAATAATAATTTCATTGACATAGGAAGTAGCCTCTAGTTGAATTTTTCTTTCCTCTAAAGATTGGACTGGGGAATTTTTACGTTGACGTAAGGTTCTTTTAGTAGGGGCTTCAGCGGAAGGGTCTATCTGAAGACCTGCATAAAGATAATCGCATACAGTCTTAGCTTCTTTTAAAAAAAGACAATGTCCTGCATGAAGCAAATCGAAGGCTCCGGCTACAAAGCCGGTAACGGTAACACTATTTTCTTTTCTCCAGTCATAGGCGTTCTGGGCCTTATCGTCTACTAGTAAGTCATAATGAGGCTTGCCTTTGTCGATTAGTTCGTCATACTTAACTTCCCATTTCTTAAGTTGAGAAACTGTTGTTTTATGCCAATTGATGCCGGAACCAGATCCACGAGCCGTAAAAATTTTTATAGAATGGCCTGCGTCAAACAGGCCGTTAACGTATTTGATAACACTTGTATAGGGAACTGCTTCTTCATATTTCTTTGAAGAAGGGCTGGCGCATAGAGTGTTGTCTAAGTCGAAGCAATAAGTCATTTTTCTTTATATATGTCTGCGTAACGCTCGACACATTTTTCTAGCTTGTATACTTCTTCCCATTTTGTCAAGCTTTGAGTTGACAAAAAGTTATAATATTCTTTGTTTTGTTTTAGTTCTTTAAGCGCCTCTGCGTAAATTTCTATAGAATTGCATATTATTCCACACCCTGCTAGCTGCTCTAGGTGGCCATTGTTCAGCGCGGGATGGGACACGCAAGGCTTCCCATGGTAAAGAGCTTCAATTATAGCTGCAGAGCATACTTCCCCGTCTAAACGTCCATGAGCGAAAACGTCCAAGCCTTCCACGAAATCATTGATATCCTCCACGTTAGCATTAAAATCTAAAAAATAACAGTTCTTTAGGTTTAGCTCTTTGGCTTGCTCTTTGTACTTGTTAGCCCCTCCTAGCATAACAAAGCAAGTCTCGTCATTCTCTATTTTAGAATATGCCTCTAATGGAACCCTAGAGAAAATATCCTCCCGATTGCCTTGATGCATTCCGTAAATAAAAACATCTTCACTTACTCCAATTACAGAGCGCAGGCTTGACGGTTTCCTAGGTGGAACTTCTACTAAAGTAGGGATAACTTCTACTTTTTTTGCATTTCCTCCATTTTTGATCCAATTGTCAGCTTGAGAGCGTGAAATCAAAACTGTTTTTAAAATATTATCTCTCAACTCAACACCTTCGTTGCCTTGAGAGTGAATACTATCAATAAAAAAACTGTTATTCATTTGATTATAAGGGAACTCTTCGTAGCCCCCTCTGCCTGTTTGGACTAAATCGTATTTAGAAGAATCAAATATGTCAAAAAAGTCAGTGTCAACCCATCGCGAATGCTGTCCGGGTCGATCATCTCGGGCGGAGCACTCTACTTTAATTAAATTAATGTCATTTTTTTTACAATATTCAACCCTCTCGATGCTAGTTGCTGGATGTACAAAAGAATTTCCTATTAGTGGAGTGTCGTCAGTATAGTAAAAATCAATATTAAAAATATCTTTGGGGAGATGAGCTGCTAAAGTTTGTAAATATTTTTCTACTCCTCCCGCAGCCATTCCTGCGTATTTTATAAAAGCTAATCTTATCATCTTTGACCTAAATCTAACGTCGATTTAAACATGCCGTTCTTGGAGCCTTGCTCGATTAAAGAAGGGTGCCACCAATACACTCGGGCATTAGCGGCATAAAGTTGATAAGCAAGCTCCCAGTCGCTAATTAAGTGAAAGGGCTTTGCCCCATTGTAGATAGTTCGTGCTATGTCTTTTTTAATTAAATATCCTTCGGCACAATTAGTAGCAGGGTGACCCATCAGGAAGCAGCGAGGGTTATTCTCCACATGCTGAAGTCCTTTTAATTTAATCTCTTGAAACCATTCTCCGCATCCTGTTCCAATAAAAATGGCATCCCAATCTGCCGGTGTACTTTCTAATTCTTGTTCAAGTCTTGCAGAGAAATTGTCTACAAGTACAATGTCATCCTCCAAAATTAGAGAATAATCAGCGGAAGACTCGGATGCTCGTCGTATTGCCTCAAAATGTTTAATAGTGCAGGAAATTTCAGGCATGTTTAGTTCTCGATATTTAAACTCTTCAGTATCCCAAAGAGGGGCTATCTTAGATTCATATTTTGTAACATCCTTCTCGTAAAAAGAATCAATAATTTGGGGATCAAGGACTTCCTGATCATATTCTGAGATCACCTCTGCTTTTATCCCGAACTTAGAGAACTGAAAATCAACAAATTCTTTTCTGTCTTTAAGCTTTGTATAGTGGACTAGATAAGTGTTCATTTGCGGACCATTTCCTCTATGATATTATTTAAAGAGCGTTCTATTTTCCATTCAGGATAATGGCTTTTAAATTTACTAAGATCTGAAATATACCACACATGATCTCCGATCCGGTTTTCTTTTTGAAGTGTGTAATTATCGTATTTTAATCCTGCAATTTCATTAACCTTAGCTATGGCCTCTATAACTGAAATGGAGTTATACCTTCCTCCTCCGGCATTGTAAACTTCTCCTTTTCGAGGTTTTTGATGGTAGTGCCAGAACATTTTAACTAAATCCGTGGCGTCAATATTATCTCGCACTTGCTTACCTTTGTATCCAAAAATTTTATAAGGCTTGTTTTTAGTTACGCACTTTATTAGATAGGATAGAAAACCATGGAGCTCTACTCCCGAATGATTAAACCCAGTTAAACAACCTCCACGAAAAATGCCAATATTCATTCCAAAATATCGACCATATTCTTGACACATAATATCTGCTGCGACTTTAGACGCTCCAAAAATAGAATGCTTATTTTGGTCTATAGGCATAGATTCGTCAATCTGCGCGGAAGGAAAAACAATACTTGTTGTTTTGGCTATAGATGCCATTTCCGGACTGATAAAAAATCCTTCATAACGGGTTTCCTGTTCTTTTATTATTAAATGATTATACCCTCCATCACTTTTTCCTGTTTCAAAAGAAAAATTTGGGCGATCGCCATAGACTTTATTGGTTGAAGTGAATATAAAAGTGGCTTCTTTGCTGTGAAGGCGTGTTAGTTCTAGTAAATTAATAGTTCCAACAGCGTTAATATCAAAATCAGTAAGGGGCTCCTTGCAGGCCCAATCGTGGGACGGTTGAGCGGCGGTATGTATAATTATATCAAACTTATTTTGTTTAAATATATCTTCTAACTTGTCGCGATCTCTAATATCAACGCTATGGTGGGTGTAAGAAGCTCCCAATTCCAAACATAAAGAATTTAAATTATCTTTATTGGAGCCAGCATCTCCGAAGAAGTAAGACCGCATATCATTATCTATTCCGACTATGTCGTACCCTTGCTTGTAAAAAAAGTGAGCTGCGTGGCTCCCTACTAATCCTGCTGATCCTGTGATTAATGCTTTCAAATACTTGGAATAATTGTTTTTATAAAAAAGTCAAGCACCGCTTGGGGCTTAAATTCTTCTTTAATTTTATTTTCTTTAAATAAAGGTTCTTTTGCGTACTTTTCGTAAAGCTCTTTGTTATTATCAACTTCTTTTACATAACTAACCAACTCATAGATATTTTTAAAATTATTTAAATTAATAAAGCTCTTAGGGTTAAAGTCATTACTAACTCTTTCGTCTGCGTTGTATATAGGCACCGTTCCTGATGTCTTAGCGTGAAAGCATTTCTCGGTATAATAACCGGGATGTATATTATTCTCAAAGCAAATAGAAAATTTATAATCTTTCAAAATCTCATATTTTTTACTTTCTCCATAAAACCAATTTCCAAAAGGAGTGCCGTATCCATCTACTGGCTTGTAGCGATTCGCAAATTCGTTATAAACTTCGGTCCTCTGTGGTACAGGATTATTAAAAATAAAAGCACAAAATTTTGTTTTAGGGTTTTTCGTATATGGATTATCATTAATGCAATCAGGTGGGAGTAGATACTCTGGATTGCCATACCCCTTTTTATTAAACCAGTCTATTTGCAGCGCCCATAATGGCAATCTAAATTGACGCGGGTCATCGGAAAAGTCAAAAGTAAAGGCGTAATCACATTGGCCAATACTGTAATTTGCAGCATGATTAGATATCTCTAATGATTTTGGGCTATCAAAATTAGCACTAACGCTCTCGCCTGTGTAAAATATTTTTTTGCAACGGTGGCTAGCGTATAAATTTCTTTCTCGTTGCCGGGCGTAATCTACAGAAAAGAACAAAAGGTCTGGATCCGACTCGTCTATCTCAACATCAAAAGAAGTAGATAAAAGGTGATAAAAATAATTATTATCTTTTTGGAAGTCGGGCCAAAAGTCACAAAAATTTATTTTTAAAATAGGGTTGCTCATTTATAAACACTTGAAGGGTTCCATTCAGTTCCGTCATCTTTGTTTATGTCATTGGCCTCAAAGGGCTTGCCAATGAAATCTATCGGGTTATTGTCGTGTTGCCCTTTCCAGAATTTAACTTCAGGCCACCGAGAGGTTCCAAGCCTTTCTACTGGGAAAGGGTGTTGGTTTTTACACCTCTCTGGAAAAAATTCATCATGTTCAAAGCAATTGTCTTTGATAATAGGATAAATAGTGTTCTCTAAAAAACGTTGGTCTACCTGCCAAAAGTCACCTTTTTTGCACGCATCTATTAGGTCTTTTATGTGCGATAGAATACCATTCCTACATCCCCACATTCCTCCCATTATAGCACATTGATGGCCTCCGTGGTCTCTCATCATATGAAAATCCTTATCGGACTGAAGCCACTCATCTACTGCTGCTTTTTCTCGGTAACTTAAGCGACAGTCTGTGTCACGGGAAAGCATAACAGATACGGTAGGATCGCCTGCTGCGTAGAAGCGCCAAAACATCCCCTCCCAGTTGCCTTCCTCTTCCATTCTGATAACTTCTGTATTGTCAAGTTGCTCTAAGACAGAAGTTATTTCCGGGGGCGTAGATCTGCCTACATAAAAACGGCAAATCCACCCTTCATATATTTGCTTTGCTAGAAAAGCATTTTTTAATGCTCCAATAGTATATTTAGGGTTGTCTCCCCATAGGCAAAAGCTAATAATTTTTTTTCCCATTATTAAGTGAACGCTGCTTCATCGTGCCATGCGTTGTAGTTTGTGTTAGGCCAATTTAATCTATCATCGTCTATGTTCATTAGCTTGCGTACTTCTAAATGTTTTACATTGGAGCAGACTAAAGGCTTCCATTTCTCTTCACTAACGTAATCGGGGTGAATATACCAATCTTCTTGGGGTCCGGAATTATTGCCAACATCAGCGCATACTAACTGATATCCATTATCTCCAAATATTCGCCTGCATTCACTTCGGTAAAGCTCTGCGTCAGAACCGGGCTCGTCTACTTTATAATAATCGTGTTCTACTGTGATGACTTTAAAAGTAAATAAATTATGATCAATGTCATTAACTACTTTTAAGGTAGCCTCGTCAATATCTAAATCTATATAATCTATAACCGAAGGGCAATTATTTTGCTGAAGCAAGGTTGTGAAGTTATTGCCCATTAGGTTAACTAATGCATATTTATTTTCAGAAGATCTTAATTGTTGAGCGAGCTCAATCCAACGGGGCTGCAGGTCTATTAATAAGCCTCTCCAGCCTCTTTCTTCTAGCATATAGGTATTGTTTATAAATTTAGGCTCGTAACACCCGACGTCCACAAAGAACCCAGTATCAGAATCTAATATATGATTGACGAAGAGGTCTTGAGACATTTGAGAATAATGTTTTATGTCTTTCATTGTAAATTGTTAAAAATTTCGTATTCGGTTAAGTCTTTATATGTATGAGAGCCTCCTGAGTGGCCTAATGTTTCACCTTTGATTACTTTTTCAAAGAGCCAAATACCTCTGGCGGCTTGCTCTGGAGGCATATACATATTCCATCCCATCATTGTAGGGGCTGGCATTTCTGCGTGAGGCACTCGTCTATCTCGCCCTTCGTATTCCGCAAGCTTAAACCACTCCACTGCTTTTTTGTCGTTAGTCAATATCATTCCTCCTTTTGCTATAGCTAAAATCTTACGGTAATGAAAAGAAAGACACTGGTATGAATCATCGACATACATTCCTTCATGAAAACAAGTGGCGCTATCAATAACTGGGTAAGGGTCTAAGGGGTACATTCCTAACCAATCTTTGTTTACAAATTCAACTCCACAACCCGCATGAACAATCGCTTGGGGAACCGAAATATAAGTATTTTTAGGAATGCGTATTTTTCCGGTCGCGTTAAGATATTTTAAACATAAAAATAAAGCATTAGTGCAACTATCTGTGGCTACTGCGTATTTGCTCCCGGCAAAGCGGGCCACTTTGTCTTCGAAAGCGGACACTACATCCCACGGATCATTGATCTCGTACCCTTGGTTTTTTAATAAAACTATTGCTTTTTCTAAAGGTTCGTACATTTTACTTTTTATAACAGCTTTTATGACTCTTGTGCTCTACAAGAGCGGAATCTGTTTTTGAATTAATTCGCAATTTAACCGCGAATCGATAGTCGTTAAGCGAGTAGACTTGGCGCGCTGCCTCTATAAACTCAGTGTCAAAATTGGAAGTCATTTCTTTTTCTCTTAACGTCTCCTCTACATCCCATAGTTTTTCATTAATGCGCTTAAGCTCTTGGTAGTCTTTATTGGAACTTGGGTCGCTATGCAATATGTCAGTAGTTGCTTGAAGCAACGAGTTGTATTCATCACGAATAAAAGGTATCTTATCCTTTTCTTTTACTCTTTCAAGTTTTATAGAAAGGATTGAGAGTTTGTCAATAATTTCACCATTAGATACTTCTATTTTCATGCTGTATTTTTTTAATCAGATCTAGATGATGACCAACTTTAAGAAAATCATCTGCTGGCCGAAAATTATAATTAAAATTGAGATAATTTCCAAAACTATCCTCATTTAAATCTTCCCAAGAATTAAGGAATAGTCCCGGTAAATTATGAAATAAGAATAAATTTTCCATAATAGTCTTTATATTAATAGGGATGCAATGAAGTGAGAGCGCTTCGTAGTTTCGATGTATGTCAGGTCCTATTCCTTGAAGGCATGCGGCGAACTTGTATTGATCTAAAAGTCTCATGTAGTCTTTCCAAGGCAATTTTTCGGTTTGAACTTCAACAAAACGACAGCTTTTTAAATAATTGATGGCTTGTGTGCGCGCTTCCCCTGCTATTCTTCCTTGAGTGGAGTCCACGGGGTGAATCAAATGATAAGGAAGTAAAATTTTATCTATTTTATCCTCGAAAGGAGTTTTTAAGTCGTAGGCTAATTTGATCGCTTCTTGGTCTCCTCCCGCTCTTTCTTTTTCTTGAAAGCCAATAGGTAACGGGATAATTTTCTCATGGATAGGGGCGTTGGTGCAAAACCATTTAATAATTAAATCACTATCAAGCAATGATGAAATAGAATATCCATCGGAAACTTGATAAGAAGATGTGCCGGTAATCAAAACAAATGGCTCAGATATGCGAGGAAGGTACTCTCTCTGAAAAGTTCCATCATAAACATAATCAGTCTTTACAAAAACAATATCTCCTTGTTTTATTTTAGCGGGGTCTAGATGCTTGCTATGAAGCTTAGAAGTGCTAGCGCTTGAATAAAATTCATCAGATCTGTCTAAGCAATGGTCCGCGACTGCCCCAAACCAATTGTAGAATATAAAAAAATCTAAATATACTTGATTATTTTCCATGGTAGAGTAGATTTACCTAAGGGAACTGTGCGGATGTCATGGAAATAAAGTTTTTCTGATCTGCCTGCCCACGCGTCAATAAGGCATTTAAAAGAGCTTTCCATGCAATGAACCTCTTCAGCTTCCTCTATAATTTTCAAATAATGAAATAAATTAAAAGAAGAATTATTTTTTATAATTTTAATCCCATCAGGAAGATCTATTTTTTCTAAATCTATAACATGCCCTCGACTCATGTCGTCATGAATAAAAACAAAAGGTTCACCATTCGGGTTGAGCTTTTTTAATAGCTCTTCTTCTTGTGTGGTATCTCTTTCTAGGTGAAACATATTATGACGAACATCTAAGGGAATGCCCATTAACTCATAAAAAATCTCCCAGCAGTTCTTTTTTAATTTAACTGACTCAGGAACATCCACAAAATACTGATGTCCTACTATTTTATAATTATCACAGTTGTAATTATTAAGAAAGGTCGCGACTTCAATAAACTCTCTGTTCTTATTAATTTTTATAACTTGTATACGAGGGTCGTCACGGTACATATGTTGTACTAATGGAAAATAGTTATCCTTAGCAAAAACTCCTACCTTCTTGGATTCGCTTTGATCTAGAAAATATCTTACCATTCCGTTGCAAACTATATGGTCCCCAAGGCCAAGGTGGTGGTGTATGTAAAGCCTGTCGGGTTCCCAAGAGGGAGTCCCCTCGGGCAAACTTTTATCTACCTTGAATCCTTCTATTTCACCGTTCCTAAAAGCTTGCTTAAGTATGGCGCTACCTTCATCCAGAGCTCTCAGAACTTGATCGTTAAATTCTTTTTGTTTGTCTGCCATTATAGATTATCTATTATTTTAAGTGTTGTCTCAAAAGACCCTCTGCGTGAGCAGTTAGAATCATACCAATCCTTAATATTATTTGACATATCTTCCCACTGAGAAAGTGAGCACTTTTTAACTACTTTTGTAAATTCTTCTGCGCCACTTACTCTAAAATAGTGTTTACCCTCCTCTAAAGAATTATAATAGGTCATGTCTACCTCTGGCGCGATAACTGGCACGACACCCAGTCCAAAATATTCTATTTCCCTGTTACATTTTGGTCCATATCCGGCTAAACATAGTCCAAATTTAGCACTAGAAACTAGCTCTAAATATTCCGTGTGAGAATAAGGCCAATTTAAACTGTCCCCGATCTTAACAGGTAGGCTAAATTTTTCTACAGCTCCAAACCAGTTATCATTCGTACGGTTTGAATGCTGTACGGAGTTCTCTACTTTACCGAGAAAGATAGATTCAATTTGCCTATCATCATAAGACTTAATCCCTTTATTTATCTGCTCTTCTAGCAGCCTTGGGCGTCGTGCCCAGTATATCCACGGAACAGCCCTAGGGTCTTTGCATTGCATGCCCCCAAATAATCCATGGTTCCACTTATCTGGAACCCCCGGGTACACGTCAAATCTGTCATACTCATACAATAAAATATCATTAGGCTCATTTGCCCAAATGAAAACATCATCTACCTCATCTCTGATAAAATCGCAATAACCAGATTCTTCCCACATATCCATAAGCTCACGAGAAGTGTCTCTTTTATGCTCAGGGGTTTGACGGCCTACATAAATCTTCATGCTAAATAAAAATCTTGTAAAGTTGCATCACTTTCTAAAATTTCAAGAACAGTAGAATCCGAAGCTATCCTTGTCAAGCTTTTTAAAAAATCACTGCGAGCGTCACACGGTTGACCTGCCCAATCGGCCAGTCCAAATTTAACCACTAAAGAAAAAAGGTCTTTTTGTGTTTCGCTTATCCTTATTCCTGATAAATCTTCCGGCGTTATAGAGCGACAAAAAAAGTCTGGATAATGTGTCTGGTCATCAATACGCGTGTCGAGAAACTTCTGGCTAGTAAAAAATTCATCCGTAGTAAAAGCATTTATTACGGTAAGTTGATCCGCATTCCAATTAACTGTAGGATTGCTTAAAAGCTCTGCGGGTGGAAAATGCGTTTGTTTAAATTTTTCAAAGCTACCGGTAAGTATTGATGAAGGTATTGAGGTAGGCTTGAACCCTGAAAGGCCTATTAGCATTCTGCACGGATAATTATAATGATTAGGGTGAGATCTTATTGTGTGAACAGCATAGTTGCTTCTTTCAAATGCAACCGTTGACTGATACTCATGAACATTAGGGACAGAATCTATATCGCGACTTAAAACAATATGAGCGTCTTGCTCCCAAAGGAGTTTCATTCTCCATAACGCAGGCTCGTGCCCAGAATAGTCGTCAGTAATAACAGAAAAAGAATACTTGTCAGACTTTAAACAAAGCTCTTTGTAAAACTTGAAAAGTGGATGCGAAGCGGCGTCCGGGCAAACACTTAATCGCATTTCGTAATTAGGATAAAGAATAGAATTGATAATAGTTAATGCAGGTAAGTTATACCAGTAACGCCTAGCTTCCTCTTTATCCGGATCGTATGTTCGATGCGCGTAGAGCTTCTTTGGTTTAAACAAACTATAGGAAATAAAATTACGACTCATTGTTTTGTTTTTCGTACTCGAGAAGGGCTTGAGGAAGAGGAGGGTCAATATAATCAGGGTAGTGGCTGCGCCTCATGCTATTAACTTCATCCAGCATCTTTCGTAAGTTTTTTAAATCTGTAGAGACGCCATCTGGGTTCTTGTAATAAATACCCACAGTCTCATCCACAAAAAAAAGTTTTGCATCTTGCTTCGCGGCTCTAATCCACATGTCCGAGTCGGCTGCTGTTAAATATTTTTCATCGAAAAAGCCATAACGGTCATGTAAATCTCTTTTCCATAAAGGCATGCAATGGGGGTGGTTGTTCCCCAGAAGATCTCTCCAGTTCGTTGTGGGAGCGGCTGGAAAATAAAGATAAGGATTTATATCATCCCAGTTCTCGTTTTCAACGAAACTTACAACAGTTTTTCCGTAAGCTACATCAATATTTGAATTTTGCATAAAAGCTGACCTAAGTACCTCTAAGGACCAAGGAGTCTTCCTGTCGTCTACATTCCAATTGCCAACCAAATCTGTATCAGCTTTTTTAACACACATATTCCATGCAGCATATAAGCCGGGATCATGGTCTAATTTTTCATATATTATATTTTCGTACCCTAAGTACCTTTGTACAGTATCCTCTTCGTTCTCTGGTGAGTTACAATCCAATATATAAAAGACAACATCTTCAAAAATTGTTTGATTGATGATATCCTCCATGTAACCTTCGATAAATTTACCACCTTTAAATAAAGAACAAAAAATAGTTAAAGAAGGTGTAATATTGCTTGACAATTTCTTCATTGCACTTACAATAATCATATGATTCGTGCGACTGAAAATCAAGAAAAAAAATTCTATATCGTATCAAGTAGTGATTGGGAAGCAGTTGTCTTAGCTAAAGATGCTGTAGATGCTTCAGCACTAGGCTTAGAAAAAGCATTTGAGAAATACGGCTCAGGATTAATGCTTAGTAATTGTATTACCGTAACTAACGGTTCGGATATCAAGAATCAAGAACCTGAGGAAATGGACATAGATATTTTTTATGTCCCCTCGGTTCTTTCAGATATAGGTAAGAATGAATTGGCAACCCAGCTGGACGAAATCTTAAGAGCAAACGAAAAAAAGCTTGACAAGCAAAAAACCGCGTAATAAATTATTAACCATGAGAGCATACATCAAAACTAACCCTGATAATCCGACGATTAAAAGACCTTATTATACTGGAGACGTCGGGTATGACTTAATAGCTTCATCTGAGCCTAATGTAGTTGGAGAACGAAAAAATAGTGATTCCCCTTTATGGAAGACCATTGACTACATCGAATATGAAACGAATGTCGCCGTAGCCCCTGAGGATGAAAGTGTTTTTTACTCTTTGATTTATCCTCGTAGTAGTATATCTAAGTATAATTTAATTTTAGCTAATTCAGTAGGGGTGATAGATTCCGGATACAGGGAAACCATAAAATTGAGATTCAAATACATTTGTCAACCTCAAGATTTTACCGTGTCTCACGATGACATGAGGTTTTATACAGGCATTAATAAAGAAAAAATATATAAAAAGGGGGATAAGATAGGCCAACTAGCTTGGATGTCCCACAATAAACCTTTTGTAGAGTTCATAGAAAATTTACCTCCGTCTGAGCGTGGACCCGGAGGCTTTGGCAGTACAGGTCAGTAATGACGCATCTAATAGGACTTTGCGGTTTTGCCCGTTCGGGCAAGAACAGCTTTGCTGACTTCTTAAGAGGAAACTCAGATGCTTGCAAAAATATTTCTTTTGCTTATGCTCTGAGAAAAGAGCTTGACTCCTTTCTTTTAAAAAGGTTAAATATCTCTGCCTTTACCGAAGACCCTAAGGAAAAAGAGATCGTAAGGCCTCTTTTAGTATGCTGGGGGACTGAAATTATGAGGCAAAAGATAGACCCTGACTACTGGGTAAAATCTATTAAAAAAACTGTAGAAATTAATAGAAAAAATAATATATGCTCTATTATCACTGACGTTCGTTTTAGCAATGAGCTAAAATGGATAAAAGAAGAAGGAGGAGTATCAATTTTTGTAGAAAGAGAAGGGTTTGGGCCTTGTAATAAGGATGAACTAGAATTTACAAAGCCCCTAAAAAAAGACTGCAACTTAATATTTAAATGGAAAAATTTACAAAATTTCAAAGAAGAAGGGAAGGCTTTAGTGCGCAACTTCGCTAGCGCCAACAACTTATGTCCGATCAATCCACTGACAAAGAATTAACTGATAATCTAAAACTAGATGTAAATACGGAGGAATCGCTTCGGGAGTTGGTAAATCGCCATTCTGGCATTTTTCTGGACATTGTCACTAGCTATGTCCCAAAAAATTCAGCTAGCGGCTCGAGAGACGATCTCATAAACGATCTAGAGTATTACGTATATAACGCAGGTCTTAAATATGACCATACTAAAAACACTAAATTTAGCACCTTTCTAGGTAATGAGGCAAAATGGGCGTGTTTAAATCAATATAATAAAAATAAAAAATACTTAATCACTGACACCGATGAAAGCCGTTTTACTTACGAAAATAACCTTATGGAGCAAGAAAAACCTTTTGTCAATGAATGGACTTTAGATAAAATTTTCAATATTATTGACCATCACCCAGATGAAAGAGTACAACAAATATTTCACTTGAGATACATCGACCCTCAATATAATAAGCTAACCCCTTGGAAAAAAGTTAGCAAAGAACTTAATATGAGTATTCAAGGATGTATAAACATACATAACTCAGCAATAAAAGTTATAAGAAAAGAATTAAAAAACAATTATGAATTTGATATTTAACGCGCCTATCAATAACCTTTCCTTCGGAAACGTCTCCGTCAATCTCTTGCGCGAACTATACAAGAGAAAAGCAAAATTATCTCTTTTTACAACTGGAGAGATGTCACTAGAAGCATACAACGACCTAGATGAAGACTTTAAAAATTGGCTAAACAACTCAATTAATTACAGATATCACAATCTCTCAAAAGAAACGCCTTCATTAAGATTATGGCATTTAAATGGAGGCGAAACAAGAATTTCACCTAAACAGTATTTGCTTACATTCTACGAGCTTGATCAGCCTACTTTTGTAGAAAAGAAAATTGTTGATATGCAAGAGAAGGTTTTCCTAAGCAACCCCGAAGCTGTAGACGCATTTACCAAATTAGGCTGTGAGAATGTAAAATTCGTACCTATGGGATTTGACCCTAGTTTTAAAATAGTCGAAGCTGCATCTAAAATAGTAGAAGGAAAAATTCATTTTGTGTTAATGGGTAAATTCGAAAAACGAAAGCACACTAAAGAAATAATTCAAGCATGGATCAAGAAGTACGGGAATAATGACAAATATTTGCTTAGCTGCTGCGTAGTAAATCCTTTCATAAAGCATGAGCAAATGAATGCACTGCTTTCAGATGTTTTAGATGGAAAACATTATAGCAATGTCAATTTTTTACCACACCTTAAAACAAATGCTGAAGTCAACCATCTCCTGAATTCTGCCGACATAGACCTAACAGGCTTAAGTGGTGCAGAGGGCTGGAACCTACCATCCTTTAACGCTACAGCTTTAGGAAAGTGGTCACTAGTTTATAATCATAGCGCCCACAAAGCTTGGGCAACAGAAGAGAATTCCATACTTCTAGAGCCAGAAGAAAAAGAACCGGCAGCAGATGGGTTATTCTTTGCTGAAACAGGTAACTTCAACATAGGAAGTATTCGCGGTTTCAACGAAGAAAAAGCAATATCAGCTATGGAGAAAGCCGAAGAAAAGGTAGGGTCGGTCAACACAGAAGGAGTTAAGCTGCAAGAAAAATTCTCATATAAAAATACATTAGATGCAATACTAGAACATATCAATTTATAAAATGGCCAGAGTTAAACAAGGAAAAATTATACAAGTAGAGAATGCAAATCGTAAATTTGGTGCTAATGAAAATTATTATGCGATTTGGACAGAAAACAGCGCAAAAGAAGAAATCTGTCTTTTGTTTACTGAGAACCAACTTAAAACTGCAAAAACACGAGCAGATAAAAACCCCGAAGATATACCAAAGAAAGGATTCTTCGCAGATCTTTTTGACTAATGTACCAATATAAAGCCGAACTAATAAGAGTGATCGACGGTGACACTGTTGATGCAATGATTGATTGCGGTTTTAGCACTTTTAAAAAAGAACGAATACGCTTATATGGAATTAACACACCTGAAACCCGCACTAGAGACCTAAAGGAAAAAGAAAAAGGCTTGGCTGCTAAAGCAAGATTAATACAACTTTTAGAAGAAGGAAATAACCAATTTATCGTAGAGACCTCTATTGATAAAAAAGGAAAGTATGGCCGTCTTTTAGGTAAAATATTTAGAATTAAAGACTCCGAGCACCAAGCTCTCGCCTCAAGCAATAAAAGCTATAATGAAATTTTATTAGACGAAGGTCACGCTACTGAGTACTTCGGGGGAAAAAAATAATCATGTTTTTAAAATTTAAAAAATGGTTTGATTATGTAACGTGGAAAAAGACAACTGAAAAATACTGCAAGAGTCTTAAAAATGCTAAGTTGGGCATTGGCACACTGAGACAAGATGACCCGAAATCTAAATGAGCCTTTTGGAAATGTCGCGTCTTTTTGTCCCACATAGTTAAAAACGTTAGAAAAAACACTTATTTTTATTTGGCATAATTTTAGCTATATGTATTATACAATGTATAAAAATACTAATCCTACATACGGAATAATTAATACAGTCGCTGATCTTTTCAACGACTTCGCAGAAGACAGCCCTTCTTTTTACAACTGGACGTCTAACCGACACCTTTCTTCTAAAATAGAAAAAACAGAAGACGGGCATAAGGCGCAAGTAGAAACGCCGGGATACAACAAAGATACTTTGAGCATCCAAGTCGAAAATAAAGACCTTCTTGTAGTAAGATCTAAGAAAGAAGATGAAAACAAAAAAGTTCTTTACAGACTCCAGCTTGACCGCAACGTTGACCAAAAGAAAATTACAGCCAAAACTAAAGATGGCATTTTATTTCTAACGCTGCCTGACTCCACCGAGAGTAAAAATAAGTGTATAAAGATAGAGTAATGCTATATAAGTTTCGCCATAAACTCACTAAAGAGTCGCACGAAGTGGAGATGCCCATGAAAGATTATCAGGCTTATAAAGGCCCCCAAGGAGATGATGAAGATTGGGAAAGAGTATATGAAGCGCCTCAAATTAATATGGGCGTCTCCACGGGTAAAGCGATAGACCCGTGGGACAGTAAGGGATTTACGGAAAGAACCGGCAAAATGAAAGGAAGTCTTGGTGACCTCCACGATCACGCTGCCGAACTTAGCGCAAAGAGAGCAAAAGAATCCTTAACTGGAGAAGATCCTGTTAAAAGAAAGTATCTTGATAATTACTCAGCCCAAAGAGGCGGAAAAAAACATGTTGCAGACCTGAAAAAAACTGTAGAAAATAAGCATGTAAAAGTTGACCTTTAAGTCGCACTCACGGTATTAGTTGTTGCGGAACCTAAATCATTAGTAATAACTGCGTAATAATCTCCCGCCGTAGAAGGTTGGAAAGTGGACGAAGTTGCCCCAGTTAATTCAACATTATTCTTATACCACTGATACCCTAAATCACTTAAACCAGTAGCAACTACCCCTAACTTAAATCCCCCGCCAACGGCACCTCCTACCGGTTGGGATAAAATCAATGGTGGTGTAGAGAACTTTAAGCCGCTTGTATCAGACATAGAAAAACTAAACTGAGCTTCCATTGCTCCAAAGTCACCAATTGATTGAGTCAAACCCTCGCCATCCGCCTTTGCCCCTTGGACCTCTATTTTTAACCCAGTTGCTCCACTTGGAGCAATCATGTCTATTGTAAAATCATAAGCCCTCTCCTCATTGTTATCCAATATGACTAAGTCGTTTAATGCTCCGCTTTGAAATTCAGAGGCAGTCGCTGAAAATTTTAAATTTCCAAGAACAGGTAAAATTGCACGCCTGCCGTAAGGATAAATAGAACCAAACCCATATAAAGGGTTCCGATCAACTTCAAAGCTTAGCTCAAAAGAATCTATAAAAGCAGCTCCCGGATCTCCAGTAAACTGAAGTCCCGGCACATTAACATTAGAAGGAAGCGATAGTTTGATTCCCGAAGGAGCAAAAGCGCTATCAATTAATCCATCTTGATTTGTAGTATTTTTAAAAAAAGATTTTTTTAATTTATACCTATGAGAAGTTGCAGGCTTCATGGTGGCGGGGTTGATAGCAGGTATGAGCTCCCCCTGCGTGCTATTATCATAAGGCTCTGCCTCCAAATTATCAGCCTGAATGCTAGTACTAACACCCACTAATGACCCCACTGAACCCTGTATGGAATAAGCATTTAAAAAACAATTCCCTAATCCCATCACCATAAAGTTATCTTTGAAGTCGGAGTCTGAAGCTACATTTAAAACTTCATCTTTAATACCGCTGCCAAATAAAATATAAAAATTGTTGTCTTTAGACGGTGCTCTTAATCCATTTAGAACAGCTCTTTTAGAGCCGTCAACATCTAACCCTAACATTATTTCATTAGTGCCATTACTATACAAATAATTCATCTCCAAAGTTATGTTAGGATTTGTCATATTTATATCCCCTACATAATCAGGACTTCCTATTTCCTTAAACCTTTGTCGATTAAAAGAGAAATTAACAGCAGCTGACTGTACTCTTTTTAGTCCGGTTAAATTAGTAGTATTGTCTTGGTGAGCAGGAGTTGGACTAGCCAAAACTAAGCATTGACCATATGTTATTCTAGTAGTTCTAGTTGACATTGCCCGAAATTTTCTCCTTTATTTTCTTTACTTGCTCTTCCAGTTTTTCTATTCGATCAATAGCGCCTCTTAAAGCACTCCATAGAACAGCACTTATTTTAGCATAATCTACCGTTTGATAAACAGGCCTACCTTGGTTTCCGTCTATTTGATCTTTTGTTCCGCTCACCGGCTCGAACTCCTGAGAACCTCTTATTTTCTCAGCAGCTTGCTGCAACTCATGAGCCAAAAAACCAAAGTTTTCTTTTTTAGAGGGGTCGCTTTTAAAATTAAAAGAATAGCTCTCAGCTTCTTTTACAATTCCATAGCCATCTGTAAAACTTTTAATATTTTCTTTTAAGCGATAATCTGACGGACCACCACCTCCACCGCTTGGTCCTTGATATCCTTGATATCCACGATATCCACGTGCGCCCTGAACACCCTGCGGTCCACTGCTTCCACTGCCTGTAGAACCTTGAACGCCCTGCGGCCCGGTGCCTCCACTGCCTGTAGCACCTTGAACGCCTGTAGCACCTTGAACGCCCTGCGGCCCGGTGCTTCCGCTACCTGTAACACCTTGAACACCTTGAGGGCCAGCTGGACCACCGGGTCCACCGGGGCCTTGAGGGCCACCCCCGCCGGTTGGGCCTTGCGGACCA